CGACGACGACGACGGACCCGCGGACGTCGACCCGGAGCTCGCCGACGCCCTGCGCTCCGCCGTGTTCGAGGACGGGGCGTCGGTGCGGGAGCTTCGCCGACGCTACGACGACGTGTTCTTCCCGGTGTCGGTCGCCGACGGGACGCCGGTGTTCGAGGCCGGATCACGAACCCTGCTGCCGGTGCCGCCCGCGTTCCGTTGAGTTCGCTGTACGCCACCGCGTCTGAGCTTGAGAAGTTCCCCGCCGTCACGGTGATCTCGTAAACCGCACGCGTGAAGGTGATACTTGCGCCTCCAGTAACGCCTTGTACATACTTCTGCTGTGGATCGTTGGCAGCCATTAAATGGTTCCCTTCGGCGTACGCCCAAACTCTTCTCTTTTCCACTCGGTGAGTTGCTCATACCATCCTCTGACCTGCGCCGCGACCGTCACCGAGACACTGGCGTTGCCATTGGCTGCTTCGATGGTCACGGTCTGCCCGCTGACCAACTCTAATGAGAAATCAAAGGCGTTAAGACCTTCGGAAACAACGAGTCCGCCGTCGCCGCCAAACGGCCGGTACAGCGCGCCACCGAGCTTTAGACGCCACGTGATGTCGGGATAGAAGCTTGGCGCAAAGACCATCAATTGAATGTGTTCAATCTGGCCGGCGTAGTTGTTTGGGACCGTGAAGGTCGTCGCCGTGCTCGTGCTGGACGAAGAGACTGATACCTCATCCCCGCCCGAGATGAACGTTGCCGCTTCGCGCGGTCGCTCCTTAAGGAACTGGATATGCTTCTCTTGCCATAGCAGGGATATCAGTTCCCGCATCCGCTGCATCTCAGTGAAGTCATCGGACGGATCGACGGGTATCGTGGGCTGGACAACGCGTCCGGCAGGCGCGTGACCTTGCGGCCTGTTGGTTTTATTGTAAAGCGGGCTCGTGAAGTCGCCCATGCCTTTTCTACCCATGGTTTATTTCCACATTTTGTCGGCCAGAACAATCCCGCCGAGGGTTAGGTAAATGGTGTTGCTGCTCCCGCTCGTATCGAGCATGTCCACAATGAGCCGGCTGCCCTCCTCAAAGAAAATGCCCTGCTCAAACCTGAAGGGATAGTTGTTGTCTCCGACAATCAGGTTATCCGGAATGCGGTACGTCGTGCCTTCTGGCGCATCGATCACCGAGAAGTTTCGGTACGCATCCAAAATATTCAGCGAATACCGGCCCGTACTCGTGCCGCTGATATGCGTGAGCAGAAAGTGATGCCCACCGTTGATGTCGATCGGTACTTGGCTGCTTGCATCTCCACTAAGCGTGACAGCGCCCTGGTTGAATGTATACCAGAACGGCATCGACATGCGCTCTTTGTCCTGGAATCGCCGCTTTACCTCCTCGAGCCGTGGATCGTAGATGACCGAGGTGTATTTGGCTGAAGGGAAAGCCAGCCGGACGTTGTTCGCGCTACCTGAGACGTCCTGGAACGCCGCTGAGAGGCTGTGGCCGGCATGCAGGTAGAGTGCCTCGGGCAGGATGTACGGGTTGGCGCCGCTGCCCATCATGGTATCGATGTGGACCGGCGCATTCATCAGCGAGAAGGGCTGCCGTCCGCTACCCAGCGAGAGAAGCACCGTCATCGCGCCCGTACGGTGCGCGGCCAGACGAGTAATCTCGATTGGACCGTCGCCGCTGTTGGTCATCGTGAACTGAGCGGATAGATCCGCAGATACGCTCAGCGACGTATCGGGCTGATCCCCGGTCAAAAAGAACGGTCGCTCATGCGATTTCTGGGAGGCCACCGCCAATACGCGCCCGTCTCGCTCCGGCGGTTCGCGCAGCGTAGCGAATCGATTTATCGTAGGACGTGGCCCATGCAGTATATTTCGCATTACGTTCTCCCTACGGGCGACTGGAAGTCAAGCTTTTCGAAGACGCGCTGCTGATCCGAGGGCGACTGCGGCGTCCCGACTTCCGTGTCTTTCAAGACCTGGAGTACCTTGTCGGGCTTGGCGTAGATCTTGCGCCCAAATAGCGTCAAGTAGACGGTATTTCCGCTGCTGGAAAGGTCGGTTAGTTTGAATCGCAATCGGTATCCGGGATACAGAAGGTACGTCGTCGGCCAGATCGCCGGAAAGTTGGCGTTACCGATCGCGTTGGTGTTGGTAACCACGCCATTCTGGAGCAACGTACGCGTGCGCGTTTCGGATATCTCCATGGAGAAGGCGCCGTCGGAGACCGCGGTCGCGCCGAAGATCTCGATGCAGGAGTCGTCGCTGTTTTTGAAGAAGAACTCGGACGCAGTATCGGCGGTTAGTTCCACATCGGTGTCGGGCGTAATCCAGTACGGAATTACATATCTATTGCGAACCTCCCATCGCTTGACGATATCGACGATGCGCGCCTTCCAGTCCGGATTTATTGTGAGGTCGTTTGCCCATGGCGTGTAGAACGATCCGCACAGGTACATGCGTAGATTGCGCAGATTGGTGTTCTCGATGCGCGTGATTGTGCAATCCAAAAAGCTGTTCGACGGGAAAAGCAACGGCTCCCGCAACAGTGCTGGCGTCTGTGCGGTACCGGCAAAAGTCCTGATATGGATCGGCCTGCTCATCAGGTCTCGAGCGGCCGCGCGTTGCCGGATCTGGATCGTAAAGTTGCTATTGGCCGTGCCATTTTCGCTTTCGGTATGCACAATCTGCTGGATTAGGAACGGCGTACGCAGAGATGCATCCAACCAATTATTCGAAGATGACTGCTGCCGGTACTTTGGGCGTTGCGTGTTGTTGGCCGCGCCGGCAGAAAAGGTCAGTGCGCCATCCTGACCATCAAAATACAACCAGTACGGCTTGATGGATCGCCGCCAAGTCTGCATCTCAAAGCCGTTCGGGCTTGGCTTGAATATCTTGTTGACGTCGCCTCGAGTCGGCATCAGTTAGCTCCCTGCACCAAAAACGGCGCCTTCGTTACCCGACCCTTGTTCATTACGCGATCAAGCGAAAGGCCAAGGTAGTTGGCCACGCCGGCGAAAGTGAGGTAGACCTCGGTGCTCTGGTCAGTTATCAGGTTCGTAATTTCCAATTCGAGTTGCGTATTGGGCGGCATCAAAATCGGTGCCGGCAACGGATACGGAAAGTTCGCTGTGCCGAATCCGTTATTGAGGCTGATCGGTTCGGACTGTAGCGGATCTTCGGTCTGTGGATCGATGATCTTGACCGTGAACATTTCCGTTGTATCGCCGGCAGCACCAGTGCTAAGCCCGCGCCCCATCAATTGGAAGAACGCGACCTCGATGTCGGTCGTATTCGAGAGAAATGCCTTGACTGTCGAACTGGCGGCTACCGTCACTGCGTTGTCGGTGGTCATCCAGTAAGGATAGAGATGGACTTTCCGCTCTCGAATCTGGTTGTACCGCATCTCTGCGTAGCGATGCGACAGATCCGCGTTCTGAATCTTGTATGCGCGTGCGCCGAAGTTGAAATTCGAACTCCCCACGCCGCTGTTGTTCTGGAACTCGAATGCAAGCGCTTGCTGGCCTTGCATGAGTATGGTCTCCAACAACTCAAACTGTTGAAGGTTATTGCCAAAGATATGATCGGCGAGGATGTGCCGATTCATCATGCGGCGGCGCCACATGATATCCGTAATTTGCACCTCAAGCCGGTTGGTGACCGCGCTGTTATCGCTGCCTCCGTGCTGACCGTACAAAGCAAACAGTTCCGCAACGCCATCCTGTGGTCCTTCGATGATGACCGGAGCGCTGGTTGAATTGGTGGACGTGACAATCGGCTGGCGGGCATCCGCGGGAACAAGAATTGTTCCCTTAGCGTATCGAAGCAACTGGTTGAGATAGACGTTGCCCTGCTGGTCTTTGACGTAGTTCTTGAAAATTCCCACGGTGGACTCCTGACGGGTTTGGTTCCCCGAAGCCGGGTTATTTAAGAATGGGATGGGTGCGATAAACACCCATCCCATTTCGCGTCTAGACGCCTTGTTTAGACGGCCTTGTACAACATCCCGATTAAGAAAACCTGAACGCGCGTCGCCGCCGAAACGGTGATGCCGGACGGATAGGTGATTTCGACGCCGAAGTTTTCGTTCGGCTGAATCCACAGCGTACGGTCGCGAATGTTGAACGGATAAACGTTCGACATGTGGCCGCTTCCGTTTTGTACTTCGGTGTATACCACCGCGCTCGTCGCGCCATCGGCGGCCAACGGACCTTCGGGCTTGATGCCCGCAGGAATCCGGTTGACCGGGATCTCCAGATAGACCCGAGATCCCGTGAAGGTGAAGACGAACGCGCCGGTATTTAAGATCAGGCGCATGTCCGCCAGCGTGGTACCGTACTCGATGACAACATTGAAGCCAAAGAGGGAAAATGTGTCTGGCGCGGAAAGCTGTCCCGTCTGGGTGAGATTTGTCTCACTTTTCGACTTGCTCGAGATCCCCCCCGAGGCATCGGCGCTACCCTGCGCGCGGCTGAACCATTTGCGCGAGGTAACGGAGCTGTTCGGGTACGATTCGGTATCGTACAACGGCTGCTTGAGTGGACGCAGGACAACCTTTTTGCCCTGGTACATGATGGTGCTGAGGGGGTAGCCCTTGGCGAATACCTGACCACCAACCTCTTCTTCGAACTGTGCCTGTCCAGGCATAACGCTTCTCCTTTTCTTAGAGCGCCCTAAATAGGTGTCACTCGGTGTCACTCATTTAAGGGTTAACAAATGCGCTCCGGCCCTATGCTAGAGCGCTGTCAAAACAACTGATTACCAAGCGTCGCCGCCGCCGCCGGTGAACTCGCTCATGCCCAGGCCTTGCAGCATCGCGTTGTCCACGGAGTTGGCCGGTGCGGCCATGACCTTTGGAACGGTGGCGAAGTCGCCCATGCCATCCGTTCCGTTGAGGGCGCCGCTGTCGATCGAGCGGGCCTGTGCAATCGTGGTCTCGGTCGCGTAGTCGCCCACGTTATCGAGCCCGGTCATCTGCGCCACGCGCGGGAAGAACTGATCAACCGCGGTGGAGACGACCTGGGCCAGCGCGCCGGTGAACAGGAGGTCGCTGTACTTCTTGACCCCCGGTACATATCGCGCCGCGCCACCGATCGCGCCCGCGCCTACCAGTCCGACCACGTACCGGCCAACACCGGCGCGGAGGAACTGCGGCATGAATGTCATGCCCGCGAGTTGATTGGTGAGGAACGCGTTGGCGGCCACGCCACCGACCAAGATGCCCGCATCGCCGATCTTGCTCAGATCGAATCCGCTGGTGAGCGCCTTGGTGATCTTGGGGTTGTAGCGGTAGCTCCGGCGGCGCCGGCGCGGATTACGACTCCGAGATTTACGCCGCGTGCGTCGACGTTGACGACGCGGATTGCTCGCGTAGCCCCAACCTTTGTTTCGCCGGCGGCGCCGGCGCGTTTTGCGTCTTTTCCTGGCCATGTGCCTATCCTTTCTTTTGAGCTGAACCGGAACCGGCTTAGGTTTCCGGCATATCGTTTATCCCGTCAAAGCTTGCCATGCCTTGAAGGGTGTTATCAATCGGGCGTGCCTGAGCGGCCTGATTGCTCGTCACGTAGTCTCCCATACCGCCCATACCTTGGAGATTGTTGTCAATCTGGCGTGCCCGAGCGGCCTGATTGCTCGTCACGTAGTCGCCCATGCATCCAGGACAACCCAGTCCGGTCAGCGCCTGCTGCAGCGGACCGGCCAGGTAGGCGTTGGCCACGTCGCTAAGGACATAGGCCAGACCGCCGAGCGTGACATTGGTCTGGTACTTCTTCATGCCCGGGAGGAAACCGACCAGTAAGCCAGTCACGCCTGCTGTGGCGAGACCGATGCCCCACCGCACCGGCTGCGTCTGCAGTTGACTCGGCAGGAAGTTGGAAACATTGGATGCGAGGAATCCATTTCCGATGACGCCGCCGACGATCGGGACCGCATCTCCGATATTCTTGAGCTTGAAGCCTTTGGTCAGCGCCGCGACGGGATTCTGCGCCAGCGAAGCGCCGCGGTAGTTGCGCCGACGCGGACGGTAGTTGTAGCGGCGCGACTTGCGTCGTGTTAGACGCTTGCGCTTGCGCCCGGGCATGCGGCGCGACTTGCGTCGTGTTAGACGCTTGCGCTTGCGGTTGCGGTAAAGCGGGTTCTTCCTTCGTCTTCGCTTGCGTCGTTTCATTTTACTACCCCTTCGAATTGGTTTTCCGCCTGGATTTGCGACCATGATCCGAGTTGCCATTCCTATCTCCGCATCCACTTATCTACGCGAAGCGTAGACGGCCCGTAAATGATGTTGCCTTGTTGGTCCTGCCAAGCCTTGGGCCATGTACCGCCTTCATCGTCGTGCTTATGGACCCAGTATTTTCCGCGCTTAAAAGTTCCTGCCTTTTCGAGCGCGGCGCTCGGCACGTAATCCGTTTGAGGCACCCACCCAAGGAACTTCTTTTTCCGGCGGTTGCCTCTTCTTTGTTTGCTCTTACGTTTGCGCAGCAGCATGACCTGCTTACCGTTGGCATCAGCCACGACAAGGAACGGTCCTTTAATCCTCCGGGCGCGACCGCCTTTGCCTTGCGGCTTGCCGGAGATGTACGCGTGCGGCGTAGTCCCAAGACCGACCATGCGTACGGTTTTGTTTGGTCCTGGGATTTCGTAATCATCGAGTTCGACCGGGTACGGGACGCCCCAAAACTTGCGATAACGAGCGAGCGCTTTACGCCCTTCTTTAGTCGCCGCATAATTCGACAAAGCTTGCTTGTAAGGCTCTGGCATGGAGTCTTCCAAGTCTTCGTCGTATTCCGGCGGTGGATCGTCATCTTCGTCATGATGCCTGTTGTACCCAATGAACTCTTGCCTTAGCGCTGCTGCTTCGCGGATGAGCTTGCCGTAGCGCTCTTTCGCGGACTCTTTAGTAGCGAAACGAACGCCTTCGCCGGCGCCCCCCCTTCCGGCCGCCTTGCTTGCGTCCGCGATAGATTCGCGCGGCTTTTTGAACGCCGTGTTTCTTGACCAGGCTCTGCCAACTGGATCGACGCGTCCGGCGGCGCCGGCGCGGATTGGCGTAACGGATACGCTTCGTGCGGCGCGAGGGGTAGCAGTGTGGGCGACCTTTTTTACCCTTACCGAGTATCTTAACGGACCGCTTCCACTGGTTTCGCGCCCAGCGCAACGCGGCTTTCCCCCGCGTGCGCTTGTGACGCCGTTTGTAGGCGGCAACCTTGCGCTTAATGAATTCGGGATGGGTGTAGTGCTTCTTCCCGATTTTCGCCCGAAGCTTATAGGTGCTGCGGCGTCTGCCGCGCGTGGTTCGCCGTTTCTTTCGTGCCATGGGTTTCCCCTTTCTTCCGTAAGGGTTGTGGACGATCATGAGTTCGGGATTGCGCACAGTACGGTATCCCCCATTCATTGCATGCCCGTGGATAGGGCATGTACAAAGCGGATTTCGTTGCGGCAAGAGCCGCGGTCCGACAAGGCTTTCTGGAGTGGCCTCGTATTCGTGCATCACGCGAGAACCCTTCCTTTGGCTGTTTTGATCGCGGAAGTCTTGGGCTGGCTGCGCGCGAGCGCGGTGGCGCGACGACGCGGGCCTTTGAAGACGTCATATGCGATGTAGGCAGCTCCGGCTGCAAGAGCCGCCCACATCGCCGTGCGCACAAAATCCGTTGATTTATCGATGGCTACGCCGCTGGAGCGAATCACATTGGCAAGCTGGTCCAGGTATCCGCGCGAGGATGCCGAGTTGCCGCGCAATGAATCGACCAGTGCCGAAAGCCCCAGCGCGGCAAGTCCGGCTGCGGCGATAATGGCGGCCACGGGCAACGCCTGTATGGCGCCCAGTCCCGTATATGGCAGATTGCGAAACCGCTGCGGATTGACGGTGCTTGCCGTGGCGATGTTTACAGCCTGCGCCACGGAATTGTATTTCTCCAATGCTTCGTTCAGCTTGCGAAGCATCTGTTGGAGCGAGTCGTTGGCCTGCTGCCAAAGCCCTTCAGCTTCGACGCGTTTGGGGCCTTTCGGCATTTTTGCGATGTCGATGCGGCGTTGTGCCAGTTCTTTGCGCATCTTTTCGTAGTTGCGCTGCGCCTCTACAAGGTCGCCGTACATGGAGCCATCGGCGACGCTGTAGATGGTGGAAATCGTACCTTGATCGGGTATGCCGATCGACGTGTCGTCTACCAGTGCGAGGTCGCCCATGCCCGGCGTCTGGCCGCTGGGCTGCCCACCGGCATAATCGATCTGGCGGTAATCGGCGGATGGACCTTGGACGTTACGGTCAAGGTCAACGACGCCTGGAATGGGGCCTTCGGCTAATCCCATTACGCTAGCATCCCCCTCTTCCTGCATCGGATCGGTTGATGCAGGCCACGCCTTGCGCGGAAACCGCTTTGGCGGTTCCCAGCCGAAAGGAACGCGAGGTTCCATCGTAACGTCCATGCCCTTCCAATCGCGCACCCCCCCACCTTTGCGCGGCAGACCGACTTGAAGATAGACGTGTGAGAACTCGTTGGGTTTGCTTGGATCGGCTTTGATGGTAATGTACCGGCAGGGCAGTCCAATACCTTCGAGCATCGAAGCCAGCAGCACGCAGACGCTGTCGCAGTCCCCGCCGCCCGCTTCCAGAAGCTTGCGCGGATGCTCGACGTATTCCACATTGACCGGATCGTAGACGTACTGAATTTTGTCGCGGCAAAATTCGTAGCATTTTTGCGCGTAGCAGGCGTAGTCCTTCTTTTTGCATTGACTGGCTAGTCTGATGGCCAGTTGCCGCACGCGCTGATCGCGCTTGCCCTTGCCGACAAGCATTTGCATGCCCGCGATCGTTTGAGCGGTGCCGGCGTTGCCCGAAGGAATCGACTTGCGCTGGTGCGACTTCGGGAGGCCGGCTGCAATCGGATTGAGCTGTCCAGTGAACAGCATGCATCGACGTACTCTTGGTTTTTTGTTGTAGCAATGGACCGTCGCAGGACGCGATCGGGTTTTAATTGGGCCTTCAATTTGCCCAGCAGGTATTCATATGTCGGCAGTCAGGAATACGGGGCGCTGCCCTTGTTGTCAACACTTTTCTAGCCGGCTACTATCCTCGCATTGTACGAATTTCCGCTTTTGCGTATCTTTTCTAAAAGCTGTCTCTGCTTCTCTGGCGTCTTCCCATTTATGATCATAACCTCTTGTGCTGTATGGCACTTAGAGCAATTCAAGTCCACGAGAATACCGAATCCGCCTTGCGGAAGAATGAGAGCTTCGATACGGAATAAAAATTTTTTGCAATCGGGGCAAAAAACTTTTCCATCTTTGGTGTGACATGCTGCTGATCGGTTGCGCCTTCTAATCTTCGTCATCGTCATCGGTTTCTTCGATGTCGTCCATGAAATCGTCAAGGCGCTCCATCAAATCAGCATTCACATCGATGATGTGCTCGCCTTGGTATTTGATCGCAACCAGCATCTCGGGGAGCGTGAAGACCTCGGCTTCGGTCTTGCCTTGAGGGTTCTCAACGTTATCGACCCGCATTGGAACGGTATAGAGATACCGCAAGACCGCGGAAGTGGTTTGTTTGGCCACGATCGCCGAGATTTGATTGACCCCCTCCTTAAGAAGGGCCACCGTCCTCGGCGAGGTGCCTATCTTTTCGGCCAGTCGCTCCACGAAGTCGTCAATCTCTTTGTCGCGACTCTTTCCTCCGGAGTTTCCGCTCGTCTCAACGTCAACAAACTCGACGTCTTCAAAATCCTTCCGCTTCTTCTTATCAGCCATTGGTGCGATCCCTGTGCATGTCGATTGCCACATCCCAAGCGTTCATGAACGGCACATATGCAGTCTTCGCGTTCTCCGGATTACGCAGAATGTCAACGAGACTACTCATGACGTCCTGCCGACAGTAATGATTGACCAACTGGAGCCTCTTGTAGTGACTGTCGGTACCCTTTCCGAGCGCCTGCATCGCGTCCATGAACTTATTGTTCAGCTCGCCGGCCGCGATACCGGTCCACCGCGGATTAACCAAACCATCCTTGGCGTCCTGGACCGCCATCTCCATCAACTCCGTGAGCGACGCCCTTAAGCGTTGTTCGGAGTCCGGGGCCAGCTGCGGCAGGTTGATCTGATTGCTCTGCTGCGGCGCCTGCTGTTGGCTCTGAGCGGATTGGGCTTGTGGCTGCGCATTTGGCTGCGGCGCTTGCGGATTCTGCTGCGGTGCTTGCGGCGGCGCTGGTTGGCCAGGGATAGATACATCCAAGGAAGGCACCTGCTGAGGCGGTGGCAATTGCTGCGGTGGTGCTTGTTGCTGCGGATTGCCAAGGGCTGGCAGTTGCTGGGTAGGAGGATTGAGCAGGCGCCCGGCTAGTCCTTGCGCGAGCGACTGACCCAGCGTCGTCCACATGCTGCTGCCTCCGCCGCCTTCTTCGTCGCCGCCGGTACCGCGCACGGTATCCACGAACTGCTGGAACTTCATGAAGTCTTCCATGGGATCGCCGAAGCGCTTGTCCATCATCTTGGTGAAGAATTCATTCATCAGTCGATCCGAGTTCTTCTCGCCGGCTTGGACCATCTTCAGGAACATCTCATTGGTTTGCTTGCGCTCGGCTTCGCGCTCTCGGTCTGCCTCTGCCTTCGCCGAGGAAATCTTGGCATCGGCATCCGCCTTAATCTTCGCCTCCTGGAGGCGGACTTCGGCGTTTTTGTCGGCCTCGTACTTTCGGGCTTCCGCTTCGGCTTTGGCTTTTTCCGCAGCCGCCTTCGCTGACTCTTCGGCGGAATCCTGCTCCTTCTTGAGGAGGGTGAGCAAAATTTCCTTCGTACCGTCCTCTTTGGGTTGGTTATTCGCCATCGCCTGCATCGTATCTTTCATCATCGATGCGAAGGAATTCATCATGTCCTTCATCTCGTATCGAAGCTGCTCGATGGGCTGCATGCTAGAACGCTCCCTTTCCTTGCGTTCGCGCTCCTCGGCCTCTTTACGTTCCTTCTCTCGGCGCCGCTTCTCCTCCTCTCGACGTTGCTGAGCATCTTCGAACTTAGCCTCCTCTTCGTCGATCTCCCGTTGATGCTTGAGCTTCTCTTTCTTCTCTCGCAGTTCCAGGAGCTCCCTCGATCCACCGGGGAAGGGAAGCGCTGCTGCCGAGCCATATCTGCCGTTGCTGGGCGCATCCTCGTCATCCACGATGATGTTTTTTTTGTGTTTAATATTGGGCGGCACGTCTTCGGTGTCGATCGAAAGATCGATCGAGCTCTCTTCGGCGCCTTGACTGCTGAAAACGATGATGCGGTATGATCCGCCGCCAAGCTTATCTTCGATTTCTTCATATACCTCTCGGTAGGAGCATAGGCTATTGATCTTGATCAGATCGCTGCGCGTGTTTAGGACTTTGTTCTTCCACATCGTCGGCAACTTGCGCCGAACAGTCAGGTACCAGTTACTCTTGTCGACGTCGTTGCAGTGTCCATTCAGCCATGCGATGCGCTCCACGTTGTTTTTTGTCGCGCCCGGCTCTTTCTTCGCGTCGCCCGGTGTAACCGGCCGCTTGTAAGTGACCTCTCGTGTCTCTTTGACCTGAGCGGAGTCGTCGGGCGTTTTCGGCTGCGGGAGCGAGATGGTTTTGGCTTCGGCCATTGTTGTCGTCATCCTTCCACGATGGGCTTAAGGTGCCTGTACTTGCGTCCCGCCTGACGGACATCGTAGGCGAGTTGCTTAAGCGCCCAATTGTCGGGCGCCTGGTTAAGGGACTTGCCAATCTTCACGCCCAGGTTGACCGTGATGCGGCGCCTCCCCTTGCAGATGTCGGTGAGGGTACTTTGGCTGATCTTGCAGTTTGTCGCCAATGCGCACTGGCTGATCTCGAGTGCCTTCAATTGGGCGCAGAGTTCCAGTCCTGGATGTGATCTTTTTGATGTCGGCATATATTGACTATTTCGCGAAAAGGTCTAAGCTACAGCCTGCGATGTTTTACTGCACGACCGGATGTCTGTCTAGAAAGAAAAACTGGAGAAGCTTCGGATTGTCTGAATGAATGAAGAATGACCTGCATCACGTTCCACCGGTAGGGCATCTACCGTTGCCCTACGGCAAACGCGTCCTTAAACACTTCGCCGCTAAGGGCATCGATGGTATGTCAGTCAAAGAACTAATTGAAGCTGGAAAAGCCATAAATATATGGGAGCCAAATAAAGAAGACCTTGATCGAGCCTTCATCTTTCACATGTGTGAGGCCGGGTACTCGATCGAGGCGGTGCTTAAGCTTTACAAGCGTCGTGATAACGCACTGAGCGGTGCGCGCAAGTACATCGTTGACTTGTACAACGATGCCTATCAGGCACTAGAGGACGCCGAGGTCTCAATCAAGCGACGCAGGAAGACGCCCGAGCGCCGCGACACCTATGACGATGTGCCGGCTGTCTTGGCGTTGCTACACTTCGTGCGTATTTTGATTGAAACAGAAGACCCGTTGATCGTCGACGGCCTCAAACAAGGCAAGTTTTATTACCAACTTAGCATGTGGAATCCCGACATATTGAAAATCAATACGATGAACTGTTGCGATATCGTATCGGCATATGGCTCTCGGGAGAATGTATTGTGGCCTGACCTACTGACGGTGAGGCGGTCTGTCCGGAAGGCAAGGCGAGATCAGGAGCCGTGGTACTTGGGGAAAGACCACCGATTCACGTATATACACTATGGCATACGGAGAAACTACAGTGCCGAGCTCTTCAACCGCCGGCTGCTCATCCATATGGGCTACTGGACCGACAAGGACTCGTTGGTCCGCGATATACTCTTCGCAAAAAAAGAAGATTAGGCTTGCATAAGTGTGAAAGCTAGGTAAATTCCTGATTTGAACGCTCGCGGGGTGGCGCAATATGGCAGCGCGCTGGGCTGCTAAACCCAGAGGTTGCAGATTCGAATCCTGTTCCCGCTACCAACAGTAGGCTGTACGAAGATCGGCAATCTTCAGATTTACACAATTGAATATGCAACCGGGGCGTCGCTGTTCCTCCTCTTCAGCGCGGGTTTCCTGCCGACACCTGTACAGCGCCCCGGTTGCTTACCTTGGAGGTGTCATGCCCACTCTCTTCGAAAGCGAAGACAGGGCGCCCGAAGATAACTTTACCCTTCGGCCCTATCAAGAGTCCTCGGTCTCTGGTGCTATTGAAACCTTCAGGGAATTCAGCCGTGCGCTCGGAATCTTGCCTGCGGGTTCTGGTAAAACGGTCGTGGGTGCCTACATCATCAAGCACTTTCTAGAACAGGGCGATTCAGTACTGTTTCTGGCACATACCAACGAGCTTTGCCAGCAGGCTGCCGACAAGCTTTACGCCGCCATCGGCATCACCGCACAATTCGAGAAGGCCGAACAACACGCCGATCTTGATGCCCGCGTCGTGGTCTCTAGCATGCAATCCATGCGCGAGCGCTGCGGAAAGTTTGCCCCCGACCACTTCGGCCTTGTCATCGTCGATGAAGCGCATCGTACGTTGGGCGCCTCTTACCAGCACATCCTTAAACACTTCCATAACGCCAAAGTACTCGGCCTGACCGCGACGCCGCACCGTGGTGATAAGAAGAATCTTGGCCGATACTATGAGACAACGGCATTTGAAGAGACGATGCCGAAGCTTATTCGGCAGGGATATCTATCGCCGATCAATATAAAAAGCATTCCTTTGGATATCGATCTGTCTACGTTCTCAAATAAAGACTCTGATGGAGAACTTGACGAGAAATTCCACGACGAACTCACCCCACATTTGGATGCGGCCGCCAAGGCGCTTGCCGAAGAAGCACCGGGTCGCAAGACCATTGCCTTCTTGCCACTGGTCGAGACGGCCGAGAAGTTCGCGAAGGCTTGTCGGCGTCAAGGGTTAATAGCCAAGTGCGTTCATGGGCTGCATCCTGACCGGGAAGGAATACTAGATAAGTTTCAGAAGGGATTCTATCAAGTCCTGTGCAACTCGATGTTGCTAACCGAGGGATGGGATTGCCCATCGGTCGATTGCGTATTCATTTTGCGCCTAGTCCGATCCTACACGCTTTACGCGCAAATGGTGGGGCGCGGCAATCGTATCTGTACGGGTAAGCAGGACTGCCTTCTGCTCGACCCGCTATATCTGCATGAAGACTTGGACTTGATTCGTCCTGCGCATTTGGTCTCCGACAACGAAGAGGAGGTTAAGCGCATTACCGAAGTTCTTAAAAAACAGCCACGAGGCGGAAGGAAGGGCACTGTCGATTTGATTGAAGCGCAATCTCAAGCGGCTACCGAACGCGAGCGAAAATTGCGCGAGCAGATCCTTGCCAACAAGAACCGCAAGCGAAAATCCATCGATGCAATGGAGTACCTTCTGTCCATCGGTGGTCCCTCCTTGGCTGAGTACGAGCCCGTCTTTAAATGGGAGCGGAAGGAGGCCACCGATGGTCAACTTAAGCTGCTCTCTAAATTCAAGATCGATACGGATACGATCAAGGGCCGTGGTCATGCCTCCAAAGTGATATCTAAATTGACCGCGAGGCAACGCGCAGGACTTGCCACGCCGGCACAGGTCCGATTTCTTTCGCGCCAAGGCCATGAGGACGCAAACGAGTTTACATTCGAGTACGCTAGTCAGTTGATTTCATCCACCATAAAAGGGAGATAGAGGAAGATGCTTTCATTGGGATTGAGATTGATTGGACGATGAATCGAGAAGAGGCTGTACGCAATGAGAAGCTTTTTCTGGATACGTTGGGCATAGATAAGCACCCAACGGACCACGCCTATTGCCCGTTTCATGGTGAGGAGCGAGGGAGTAGCAACTCACCATCGCTTATGACCAGAGTACAGGACGACGGGACACATTATTTCAAGTGTCACAGTTGCGGTGTCAAAGGGACGGTCATTGACGCAATTATGGAATTACGAAACACAGATTTTAAAGGCGCGGCACAGATACTCGGTATTGAGATGCAGGGCTACCGTCCTATGCCTCTTTCCGTAAACAATGCCGTAAACAATGGATCGCCACCGCGCAAACCCAAGACACCATCGGAACCTTTAATTCCCGTTCCTGACGGGGAGAAGATGGAGGCATACATATCGTCAAAGCGCGAAGACATGTATCGCGATCTAAACGGGCAAACCGCCATTGAATTCCTATATGAAAAGCGCAAAATCACGGACGAAGTGGCCACGGAGTATTCCATCGGCGTTGACCGCCTTTCGTTTGACGATAGCGGAAGGATTACGCGTTGCCAGTGGGTGCTGCCTATCACAAACGATGCTGGAGTATGTTACGGCGTCAAGACGCACTGGGAGGGCAACCGCCCCATCAATCCCAAGACAGGACGCAAGGTTCCTAAGTGCCTATGGAGGAAGTTTGGGACTATGCCCAAGGATAAGCCAATACATCGTTATATCACGGCATGGCCAGCGCCCGAGACGTTCAATGCTGAACATTGGCTATTTTTGCATGGGGGCGAACTCAAGGCGCTGTCTATGCTGAGTGCTGGCGCGAACGCATGCGCGATCACGGCCAGTGAGTCGTTCGAGTGGACGCCTAAACTGCTCGGTCGATTTAAAGGGCGCAAGGTGTGCCTCATATATGACGATGATGAATTAAAGATAAATAAACGCACCGGCGCGCAATGGAAACCGGGGGAGAAATGGCGAGACCGAGGTCTCGAAGCGCTTCGGACTGTGGCGACCAATGTCGAAGCATTGACCTTTTGGGAGTGCCTAAGTGGCTGAGACAGAAACACGCATCAAGGACTGGAATGATTTCGCCAATGCTTACGGCTTGGAGCAGGCATTGGCACGTGTCACCTCTGTTCTTGAATCAAAGCAGGAGCAACGTCGCCTTGATCGTTTCGCGAACTCCGGCCTACTTTCCGCTGGCACGCTGTTTACAGAATACCCCGAGCTTAAGCCTGCCGTAATCGAAGGCTGCCTGCGGCGCGGAGAGGTCATGACATTAGCCTCCGATCCGAAAAGCAAAAAGACCTGGCTTCGCGATCAACTCGCGCTGTCCATGCTTGCCGGTCTCACGTGGCTTGGCTTTCAGATGCCCTTGCAAGAGCCACGCATCATGATCATAGATAACGAACTTGATGCTACGCTCTTGAAATGGCGCATACAAACCGTATCCGAGGCTATGAGTATCGACCTAACCAAGCCGCGCTACGGAAACAGATTGCAATATAAGGCTTGTCGTGGACAACTCGAAGATATTAATCAAATCAACCAGTGGCTTCAAAGGAATTTTGAGCCTGGTGACTTCGATTTTATCGCGATCGATGCGCTATACCGCATGATTCCACAGGGCATGCGAGAAAACGAGAATACGGACATGGCCCAGATATACAACGTCCTCGACCAAATCGCTATCAGCATGGATGCGGCGGTCATGGTCATTCATCACGCCAGCAAAGGATCTCAGTCGGGCAAGAATGTGACCGATGTTGGCAGCGGTGCCGGAAGTATTACCCGGTCCACGGGCACGCATCTCATCATGCGGCGGCACGAAGACCCCCAAAAGACCATTTTGGAAGGCGTAGCGCGGTCCTTTCCCGATATCAGTCCGCGCGTATTGAGTTGGAGCGAGACCTACTGGCAGTGGATCTACGAGCCGGACGGCGTGATTGCCTACGCAAATGAGGACAGGGCGCAACCGACAAAGCCGCAGGCCGACTATGATGCAAAGCGTCCTGATTGGGTAAAGGATAATAGCACTATCGAAGAAAAGGCCAAGAAATTTGTAGAAACCTTCATCCCGATTGGAAAGGAGGTTCAATGGAGCGTTGTCATTGACCGAAGCAGGCCGCTTAAGATCCCGCAAAGAGATCTTAAGGCGTTTCGCGATGTGGCATTATCAGAAAAGTACTGCTACGTTCGTCATGCACCGCGGCAAGGCGGCCAGCATCTTAGCCGTGAGCCTTACGGAGCCAGCGAGTAATCGGCGAACGCGGCCCGCACGCGGGGGTTCCCGTGAAACCTCTGTGCCAGAGCTATTTGTTGGACAATAGCGGAACGAAAGGCACGAATAACGTTCCGCCAAAAGGGGAGTACAGGGAGATCGTTGACCATGAATTGCGTTGAGGACATGTAAGATGAAGCACGACGATGTGAGCCTAACCCATACGAGGACATGCAAGATGAATAACCCTATCAACCACATAAAGGCAGCGCGCAAGAATTACACATGCAATTGGTGCGCTGAAAGAATTGAAAGAGGCAGGGCATACGTAAAGTGGTTTACTTATGGCGAAAACGTTACCACCAGGATGCATTCGGAATGTTTTGCCGCAATGCAAAACGCTAACCTTCTAGACAATGAGTTGCCTCCTGCTGGTACGTATAGGCGGGGGGAATCGGAGGAAAGATGACATACTACATCGAAGACCACGGAGAAACCATCGCTGACGCAGTAGACATTGGCGATGGAAACGGCATGCACGGCCACGACAGCTTTACTGCGGAAGAAGCGGCAGAGTACGAACACAACAGCCGTGACGGATGGGAGGCAGGTTGGCCGATGACCATTACCTTGGTCGATGATCGTGGCATTGAGTCACGATGGGAAGTGGACCGTGAATCAGTGCCGAGCTTCAACGCAACGCCGGCCAGCTAACGCTAACTGGCCGGCGTCGCCTGATACGACCCCCCATGTCCCGAAAGGAGAAAAAAGGCGCGGTGAATCGGAGGAAAGATGACATACGTAGTTGGCTCTTTTCGCGGGCGCCAATCTATCATTTCTTGTATTTCATTATCAGTAAAACAATTAGAAATAATGGTGCTAATAATGCTACCCAAAATGTTATAAATATGTGATATAGTGTATTGTCTGGATCTCCGGTTTCGTATTGTTTATCGACTAATATTTTGATGCAGCATATGATACAGATTAACCAGAAGATATACAGTGTTTCTATCATATCTCAAGCGCCTTGTTTGAAAATCAGCACACCCTCCGGCTTCAACACGCGGAAGCACTCCGCAAACCCGCCGCGTAACGCCAGTTTGCCAGCAGCCGCCCGTATACTGCCCTCTGAAACGGCTTAAGAGAGGCCATTTTTGCAGGCGTCACCTCCTCAGCGATCGAGTCCAGCCTCCCAGCCAACTCCAAAACAGGCTTAGCTAGCACTCTTATTTCTCCTCTTCTCAGCCATCTCCCGGCTTTGCTTTTGTACCTTGATCAAATCCTCCTTATGATCAGCCAGCCCTTCGAAATCCTCAACTATCTGGTGCGTCAATTGTGGGTCTAATGATCCACAATATGCTGACATCTTCATGTTGGTGATTGGCTTAGCAATTTGCTCATGCAAATCGCTAAGCGCCCCATTGGACTGGACATCTTTCCATGAAAGACCGGCAGCCTCCTCGCAAGCGCCCTCAACATACCCGTTAAACACGCGTCTGCAGGTGGTTTGGCTGATCCGTAGCACCGCTACAAGCTTGCTTCTCTCCTCTTGTGAGGAGAAAGACGACCCCATCTGTATGCGAGCTAGCATATATGACGCCAATGTGGTAAGGTAGATATTACTGAATTTGTTATCTAGCATCTCGCGAAACTCCTCCTCTCCGCCGAATGCAGCACATATGCTCCGGTATGCGTAAGCCCTCGGATTAATGGGGATATTTTTTTTCCAGAAATGATCAAATCTTCGTCTTTTTTAGGCATGGCGCCCTCAGAATCCCATGGGTGAATCAAGTCCTAAGTCTGGAGGAATATCGCTATCGAGCGTGATACCCCTTAACAATGTAGCATCCAGGTTCTGTATCTACTCCAAATTTACCGTAATATCCCAATTTTATCCTCTCTTTCACGTGTAGCAAGACGTTTCTGTCTGGGAGTTTATACACATCTACCTTATTCAGGTCGATTCCGTCCAGAGTAGTAGATCTCATAATCTCATATTCGCTCATCTTCTCGTACACGCTGAGCGGGTCACAGGGGAAAAATTTTATCAGAACCTGCTCTACTTCTCTTCTATCACCGACGTTTTCTTTGATCTCGGTCTCCATACGCAATGCGCCCGCCTCTATTTCCCTCCACTTGAATCGGCCCTTGCCGCTATTCCTCCATTGCCCTAGACCTCGCAACGCCCCGTAATCCAGCCACTCTCGAACCACATTCTCATAGGCGGGATCGAGGAGGACGACGTTGAAATTCATGATGCTGCGCTCGGGGACGACCTCGCTCTCGGCGAGCGCCACTCGCTCACCCTGCGCGGTCTGCGCTCGTAGCGGGCGCTGGCATGTCGGCAGCTTGAGGTAGCCATCCTCGATATCCATGTCGTATCCTTCGGGAAGCACGATGGGGATCTTTCGAGGTTCGACAAAGATTAGGCCGTCGATTACCTTACGGTAGGCTTTGATCTTACTCGAACGGGTGCCCTTACCTTCGCCCTTTACCCTCGAAAGCATCCCGCAGGCGTCCTTGAAAAATCCTTTTATTTGGTAGTCCCACATGATGGGTCTACCACCCGGACGGCCCTCTTTATCCCTATCCTCACGCGGGAAGATAGTCATCGATTTATTGGCGAATTCGTACTCCCCAAGTGAGGCGATCTCCTCCTCTCTGCTTTTGGCGTTGGGTCCGCGCGCGGCGATGTATTTCCGGTGGATCTCCGGGTCGACCGATGCGGTACCAAGCATTTCCTCCGTCAGTTCGAGACAAACCTTCATTTTGCTTCCCTTCATTGCTCTATCTCCTTTGCTTAGCTAGCGCCTTAGCACTCGCGTCGTGGACACCGCACGACACCAGCAACTCGCAAATCTTTTCCGGTGGCGCACTCTGGCCGTCAATGTCCTTCAGCGCTTCCAGCACGTCACGGAATTGCCACAATGCGGACCACGCATCGTCGTACACGCACAACTTCGGGACGCGGGCGCCAGCCAACTCGAACCAATGAATATCAAACTCGCCCGTTGTTCCGCCATCAGGGCCAGCCCCATCCCTGGGATACATGGGGGCACCTATCTCCACGCGGTGCGCGCTGGGCGGCTGCAATGGGCAGCTGGCGGACAGGGACACACACACATGGCCCAAGGCAAGGAGGATCGAGGTAATGGCTGGAGAACACGGCATCAAGGAAACCAAGCCACAGTCCGCGAGTGGAGGCATCAAGTGTATTGGGAAGTTGACCATCCCATGCATTGACGAACAAGTCTACCAACGGCCGCGGAAGCGTTGATGCTTCTCCATGCAATGGCCCCACAACACAAGAAACACGCCGACGCCGACGCGCCATCCTGCGGCTGTCCACAACATCGCGCAGCCGCCAAAGATCATCGCCCCGGCAAGCAGCAGTCGAATCAATCTCGCTTTCATTTCGTCCTTTCCCCGCTGGCCGACGAAACCGCCAACCAGCGGATTGAGGGTACGGCGCTATCCGCGCCGCCCCTCCTCTATTTCTTTTGGCGACATTCCCTGAGCCGTGCGCAGAAAGTCTGCTGATCAGATTCCCAGGAGCGGAAGCACCTTTGGGGTCCCCGCGTCCCACAGGTCGGTCTTGCTTGAAAAATGCACGTCCATAGTCAACCTCCTTGCGAAGACGTTCCAGAGGACGGCTACCGGCCGCGAGGCGGTGCTTGCGCCAACGTCACCTGAATGCCAATCTGCGTAAGCGGCTTGGGTGTCCGCGTCCCGCGTTCCCATTCAGATATCCGCGGCGAACTCACGCCGAGAAACCGGGCTACGGCGTCTTGCGTCCATCCGTTCTTCCTTCGCTGCTCCACGAGCCACTTCGCGAAGGTCTTCCTACTCCTTTTCTTCTTGGGCATTCTCATCCTCCTTTACTTCATTGGTGAACACGCCACAGACGGTGACGCGCTGATGAAACTTCGTCCCCGACGGCAGGAACGAAGCAAATGTCCATTCCCGATTATCGTCATCGACAAACACCGGGTGTTTGTCGATAATCTTCCAGTGACCGGTGAGCTTCCTCGTAAGACGAGGCACTCCTTTATACATACGGTTGATCTCTATCTGAAGAAAACTGCGGTTTTCCTGGCGTTTAATATATATCGTATCGAAGTAATCTTTTGGTACGGCCTTCGATAATTCGGCCGCCACCGCATCGATGAGATCGTTCCACTGATCCGCAGTAAGATCGCTGTCCTTGCCCTGTTGCATAATCAAGGCCCACATGGCCTGTATCATGCCGCGCCCCATATTAGTCGCGATCTCAGGATCGACCATGCGCACGAGCATCCCGATTGAGTCGATGATGCTCTGGATTCGCTTTGGAACTTGCATCTAAATGCCCTCGAAAATTTCCGCGTCTCGAAGGTCTATTCCGAGTCTTAACATCTTTTCTTCAAACTCCGACATCTCTTGCTCTTTATCTCTTACAACTTCCTGACCGTCGATCCAACCCTTCGCGGTCGCGTACTTCTGGTAGGTTTCGGCCGTGTATTCCCAGCCTCCATCTCCTTCGGCCGGTGCCTCCTCGCAAGCCCTAATGTAGTCCCTGACAAAGCCCATGTCCTCGGGCGTCAGATGTACTCCTCCTTCGTTCATTTCAAGTCACTCCTTGGTGTGAGTTCCGCTCTACCTCGAGCCCCAGCGCGCCATTACGCGCGCATGGGGCTGAGGCGTGCTAGCGTATTGCGCGGGCTACTACTATAATAGGTAACACAACAAGCGTCAATACCTAAGGCGGAAGTTTATCAATATTTAATCTTGTATTTCTTGCCGTCATCATCAAATCGCCTAAGGCCACCATCGTTGGCGAGCACGGCTATGTTGGTGATCGCATTGTTCAGCGGATCGAGATCGAGGTGCCGGACCTTTTCCCTGCGCTTGAGCCGGCGACACATCCATGCCTCAAGCATGAGTCGGTCGACGCGATGCAACTTGCCTCCCAAGTCGACATGTTCGCGCATGTCCTGGATGTAGACGTCCAGGACATGATGGTGCAGGGCAATCAAGCCATTGGACGCGCACCAGACCCCCAGCGCATGCCGGCGCCAATTGAGCGCCTGCAACCACGCTTCGAGTCGCCATCGAAACTTATCACGCGTCATGCGGAATGGCTCCCGTAGATCGGCGTCCTCGGCGCGACCGCGAAGGTATCGCCGGAACATCGTATCGTATTCGCATGCGCTTGGCGACCGCGCCTTCGGGAGATTTCGGTGTATCCTCAGATTCTTGAGCGCACAGTTGGTGTAAACGCCGTCCACGTGCTCGATGCGCATGCGCTTGGCGACCGGACCGATGAATGCGCGCCAGACTAGATGATGGACGTACCAGTCCTTGTGCTTGCCGTCCTTGCGTAGCCGGACCACGCGGCGTCCCTGTGCGGTGATCGATCCTTTAAGTTGCTTCCAACCCGATCTAAGACTGTATGACCATACCGAACCGTCCCGAGAGACGCGGTACCGGTCAGGATCATACCCAGGAATCTGTATCATTTTGATATCTCCACGTGCAGTCAGTATACCTATTTTCTGTTCATTTGTCTATAAAATCTTACCGACACTTTTTTATTTTTGCTTAGGCAATCAATGTGCATTAGGCTAATACTGAAAATCTTAAAAACTTACTTCTAATGCAGTATAGATGTTTGTTTTTAACTTTAGGTATACCCTAAACTTTATGCTTTTCGTAATCTAACACCCTAACAATTCATATAAATCTAATAATCACAACGCCTTAAGACGCGGTTTAGCGGCACAGGGCTTTTTACCCTCACTCTCTCCCTCCTCCCTACGGGAGGGAGAGTGAGGGGTAAAAACCCTGTCCGATAAACGCGCTTAGGCAAGCGGCAAAAACAAAACAACAACGCTTAAGCTAAGTAAGGAAAAATCCAGGGTGTATTCCTAGCGAATTCAGGGTACTCTCAGGAGACTTTTTACACCCGAGACGCTTAAGTCATTGGTGCGGACAAGAAGTCTCCTGATATCGCGTTTAAATGGAAATTGCACAATGGTGTCTTTACCATCTCAACTTACGACGTATAAAAACATATGCTCTTTTTGGGTTCTGTTCGTAAGGAAAAGGTTTGCCTGGGTAAGATTGAGTTTTACTTGGTAAAAACGAGGTAAGATTTAGCGCACATTGGTATTTAATAGGTGGCCTGTCGAATTAATTTCAAGTCAATTCATCTCATGAGTGAACCGGATACTTCCCGCGCAAGTTTACGAAGTGGGACCGCTACGGTTTACTTCCCGCCATACGCCTGGTTTAGTTACATGTCGCCGTTTGCTCGATGCCGTCTGGTGACCCCGGGGAGACGCCTGGATGCGTATCGTCGTTTCTCCGCGTCCAAGTCGCATAGGCCTGCGCCCATAAGGGGTTGTGTGTCGGATTCAGGGCCTTCACCTCGCAGCACGCGTTTCACTTCTCCTTGGCTTACGCCACGGTAGACTTTCACTTCCGAGCAGCGTGACTTTGGTTGTTGCGTTTCCTGCGGCGGTCGGATCGGGGACCAACGTCCTCCGGCTGATCGTCCGCATGCTGAAAGCCGGAATTTTGTTGGACGGCGTTGTGGTCGAAAGCCGCTTGTCCGGTTCTGAGAGGGCTTGGTGCCCAACGGTGCGAAGCTGGAGGCACCTTGCTACTCGCAGAGTGAGTTGAGGCGATTTCTAAAAATAGCCTTTTTCACTTTCGATTATCTGCCGACGGCGGTATAACATCGGCCGTGTACCTTTTACGGAAAGAATACGAATGACTTTAGGTGATGCATCGGCGACGATGCGCGGCAGTGTCTACAGCAGGAGTGGGAAATCGCTTATGAATAAATACCATCAATCCCAACTCAGCACATTCCTCCTCTGCGGTCAGCAGTACTATTACCGCTACGTCAAGGGAATCAAGGCGCCGCCCGGCATCGCCGCGCATGTCGGTACGGGCGTGCACCGTGGCATCGAAGCGAACATGAAGGTTAAGCTCGAACACGGCCATGATAAGCGCATTGCGCTGGAAGCCGTGCAAGAGATCGCGGCCACTGCCGTTAAGGCCCGCATCGACAGGCAAGGCGTAATGCTCTCAAAAGAGGAGCGCGAGCGGAGCGAGAACGTCATCATCGGCGAGGCCGTCGATCGCGCCGTTGCGCTGGCCACGATTCACTGGAAGGTGCTGGCGCCCTTCATTCGCCCAAGGCGAGTGGAATGGCCTTGGGTGGTTTCGTTGCCTCAGCGGCCATACAAGCTTGCCGGCACGATCGACCTCCAAGACCAAAATGGGTGCCTGCGCGACACCAAGACTACATCCCGCAGCCCCGAAAAGGACCGAGCGCACAAAAGCGACCAATTGACGATATACGCGATGGTTTTGAATGCCTTCGACGGCGAAATCCCCAGCATCCAGCAAGATTACCTGGTTGCTACCAAGACGTGGTCCAAAAAGTGGCCGGCCATCAAGGATGCGGATAGAAAAGCCCTGAAAAAGGCCTCGAAAAAGAAGGGGTCACCTATTAAAGTAGTGACCCAGGAGACGAGGCGGGACTCGGAAGACTTCCGAGTAGCATTGAATCGCGTAGATGCGATGCATAAAGCCGTCAAAAAAGGTGTGTTTCCGCCGGCGCCCTCCGATCATTGGGTGTGTTCTGAAAAGTGGTGTGGATATGCGGATAGGTGTCCGTATTTCCGAGGCAGAAAGACCATGAGCTATGAGTGAGGAACGTAATGGAAGCCTACGGTTTCCGCTACCAACGGACGTTGACTTGGGACAAGGCAAACGGGATGTGTCTATTCGGGTTTCACCACCGCACGGAGTTCTGCCTATTTGAGTATCGCGGCAAGATCGAAATGTACCCGCGCCGAAAGGCAATCCCGACCGTGTTTGCGGGGAAATCTGAACGGCACAGCGCAAAGCCTGACGAGTTCTACCGCATGGTGGAGCCGCTTGGAACGAACCGACTGGACATCTTCGCAAGACGCCAGCGAGAAGGCTGGACGGTGTGGGGGAACGAGGTAGAGGCCCCCCAAAGCAACCCAAAGAAAGGACACTTACATGTCTAACGAATTGGCACAATTTTGTACCGATCTGAACGATGTCCGGGTCAAGGCTTTTCAGGCATTCTGTAAAGCCGAAACCGCCGACAATCCCTTCATGGCCATGATGGCCGCCGGGCAAAGTATGTATAAGCTCCGGAAAATGATCGAGTCGAGCAAGCATATCGATAGCCTGCTCAGCTTGAGGGGGAGCCGTTTAGGCTTCAAGGTCGACAATCCAGGGTATCCTCGAGCGGTCCTTGTCGACGCATTACTTGAGGCATGGCTTACCGGCGTGCTGCCAGTGGGCAATCAGTTCAACGTAATTGGCGGGAACTGCTACATCACACGAGAGGGTTTTCGGCATTTGCTTGACAAGAACTGCCGCAAGCTGAAGCACTGGGCGCTACGCACCGTTGATCATCCCCGCCGCGATAAGCGCGGGTATGCGATCATCAATATGGAAGTTAAATTCCAGCTGGAGGGCGAGAAGAAGACGCGCACAGAGACCATCGAATGCCGCGTCCGGCTGCATGACAAGTCGCCCGATGAGGCCGGCGTCGGTAAGGCCGAGAGAAAGGCGTCCAAGTGGCTTTACGAGACGTTGACGGGCGTGAAAGGCCTCCTGGACGGTGATGTAAGCGAGATATCCACGATTCCGAGCGAAGTCGAAGGGCGCGTCATAGAAGATGACCTGGTTGACCCCGAGACCGGCGAGGTGCTTGAGGAAGACGAGCACGCGCTTCCCCATACCGCGGCAGCGCATCCGGAGGACGAGACGCCCGAACCGCACGACGAAGAGGAGCAGGTCCTAGACCTTGAAGAGAATGCGCCTATCGAAGAAGAAGACGATCAGAAAGAAGAAGACGATCAGAAAGAAGAAGACGATCAGAAAGAGGAAGACGATCAGAAAGAGGAAGACGATCAGAAAGAGGATCCTGATCCGCCCAAGAAGAAAAAGCGCGGGCGACCGAAGGGTTCCAAGAATAAGAAGAAGAAAGCTGGTAAGACTAAGGCGCCCGATCCCGACGAAGTGCCAACGCCTCCGGACGACGCGCCCGAGAAGCCGCAAAAGAAGACGGAGAAGAAGATCAGCAAAAGCTCTGACGTTGACGTAGTAAGTCTCATTGAAAAGATCGAGAGCGATGAGCTGTCACAGTCCGAGGCGGCCGATGCGGTGTGGATGATTCTGCAAAACATACCGGACGACACCATCTCAGCATTTCGCGAGGCATTCGAAGTCGAAGAGCATGAACAACTAAAACAGAGCATCGTCGCGCGCTGGCCGCTGCAGACGCTCAAGCTCACCGCTCAAGTAGTCAAGGAAAACCTTTAAAAAAACCTTTGAGGAGAACGACAATGTCCAAGGTTCTATTCACCGTCTTCTGGAACCGCAACCTTGATGCGCGCACCGGAGAAAGATTCAAAGATCGGATCAAGGGGTTTCTAGACCGGCAGCAGAATGATCCGGGATACGGGGAAGAGGAACTTAAAAAGCTTGTACGGGATCAAAACCCATTCCCCGAATGGATTAGACCGTGGCTCGAATTCGCGCTTGAACACGACCCCCTCAACGGGTGGTATTACAAACAGGTAGAGGAGACCGAAGTGCACCGGTTGTTCTTATACATAGAATCGGTCATAAATCTTTTCCAGACGAAAGGGGCGGTTGACCAGGACGCCGTCCAACGCCTCATCAGTAAACTCCGGACCGACCTGTTATACCTATGCCCAAGAGCTCGCGGAAGATTCGACTGGCGCAAGACGCTGGAGAATCGAGAGGAGCGCGCAAAGGAGCTTAAGGAGCATCTTTGCGCGCAAAGCCTCCTCGCTTCTCCGTTCTTCGATGATCTGGAAAAAGACGTAAAGCGAGGAATGTAATGTCACACCTTGGGAGACCACTGACCGGTGTGAAAAAGTTCCGGAACAGCATGATTCAGCCGTTGCCGGAAGAGATGTCTCTTTTCGCGTGCTCACAGTTGCTGCGCACGTCGCTGTCATCCATACAAAAGTGGGTGAGAGCGACGAAGCCGAGAAGGAGGCTGAAAGCTAAATACGAGCTCACCAAGGGTAAGTGGACGATCAAAAAAGAGGATCTGATCGAGTTCCTGTACCGGACGGGGAGGATCGATGAGTGAAGCATCATTCAAGGAGAACGGGTTGAATCATTACGAGCGCCTCAACATTGCTCAGGACGCCGACCAGGCGGATATCAAGAAGGCATTTCGCAAACTTGCCAAGGTCTGGCATCCTGATCGACACAACAACAAGCGTAAGCGGCGTGCCGCGGCCAAGTTCAAGCGCATCAAAGAGGCGTATCATACGCTTGTTGATCCGGAAAAGCGCAAGAACTACGACAGCGACTTGAAGGCCGGCATGCCTTCGAAAGATTGTCCGCGATGCGGCGGTAGCGGGTACATGATGGGCGGCCTGCTCGGGCAGATCACACACTGCAATTGCAGGCGCACTCATGATCGGCCGCCGGCCGGGACGGTCAAGGAGGAGGCAAAACGATGAGTAATCATCCGCTTGACATGAGCCTCAGTAAACAGCAACTCATACATCTGGGAATGATCGCAGAAGAGAGTCCATTAATCGATACGCAGTCCACGCTGGCCTGTCGATCGCCACGTTTGGTTGGCCCATTTCTCCCACAATGCAATCCGGAGCCCAAGGCTGTCTGCTTCCGAGATACAGTCTTCTCAGCGAAGATGGATATCTTAGGGGAGCTTTATCAGATGGAGTACTGCGATCGGATGGAGTACTGCGACTCTGCGGGCCTGATCGATCAATGCCTGAGGCTCAAGTATGCCGTACATTCAAACAGGCCAGCAGAACGCCAGAAATACAAGTACGCCCTGCTGTGCGCCATGCACGATCTTTGCGAAAAAGGCGCGCTGATATATACAAGCGCTGGCGAGGTCATGCTCGTACATGCATGGCGACAGAAGCCGTTTTATTTCAGACTCGCGTTCACGCCTAAATCATTTTGGAAGGAGTGCTGTAGCGCGCTGTGCGCTACGCTTGAGCGTTGGAGAGAAAAACTAAGAAGGAGGATGGGAGCATGAAGATCATGCGCTTGTTATCTGCAATGCGATTCGAGATGTCTGTTCCGTCCCTCTGATATCTGGTAGAATCGAAGTCATGTTCGCGCTGCGATTGGTCTGGAAGTTGATACGAAAGCGCCCTGCATTGGCGCTGTGGATCGCGAGCAAGTTGTTCACACTGGCGCGCTGGATGTGGCCCTGGAAGGCGCGTCAACAACAGATTGAGGGCCTTGCAAGGAGGATCGAGGTAATGGCTGGAGAACACGGCATCAAGGAAACCAAGGAAGCGCTCATCGGCGCCAATGCGCTGACGGCGATCATTCTGTTCCACCTACACGATGGACTTCAAGCCGGCAAGGACGCCATGAACGTCTGGGCTGACATCTCCGGGAACCCGGAGGTGAAGGCCAAAATTCAAGCGGCGGCAGACGGAATATCGAAGGTGCCCAGCGAGGTGAAGGACATCCAAGCCGAAGAAGGCGTCGAGCTGGCGTCCGTTGCCCTGGAAGGCGTCCCGGACATCCTAAAGGCCATGCGTGGAGATCATCCGTTTACCGCGAAGGATGAATCGACGACGCCGAGTGCGTAAGATCATTCGAGTTCGAGCGCGGCATTCACCGTTCTTTCTTGGATGCTGTTGGCACTGTGCTGGGTGGATGTCGCGCTTGTTACATTTACTGATCGAGGACCCGCGGGGCAAATAGGCCGCTTCGGTGAGGGTCCGCGCTTAGATTGTCAGCCTGTATCGGGAGTAAGAAGCATGTGGAGCGCGATCGCGGCCGCCGTCGGTGTGATCATCACCGGCTTGAAGAAGCTACTTGGGATGGACAATCCAGCAACCACGGAGGTGAATCATGTCGGGAGGAGAGATAAAGACCCTGAGATCGATAGCCGCAGCGATCTCAATGACGCTCTTGGTGGCCTTGACGGCGTGCGTGACGATCGGACCGAAGGTGAAGGATCGGATCACGTTGGTAGAGCAGACGACGAAGCGCCAGCGCGTGGTCGAGGTCGCGAAGGTTCTTGATGACGTCAAGGTGCTGATCGCGGTCAAGGTTGATGGCGACCTCGACCACCGCACCGAGGAGCGTGACCTCGAAGGCTACAACGTCATCCGTCCGGACATCGCGGTTGCTCGCGGACTACGGACGCCGTTCGTCGCCGAAGAGAAGGTCGTTAAGGTGCGCCGGCTAGACGGAGAAATCGACCGGCTCAATATCGGCGGATGGTACATTATAAAGTCCGGAGAGCGCGTGGAGGAGTAATGTATGTTGCGGCCGAGTTCTTCGCCGCCAACTATGAACCAGCGCCACCTTCTGGGGAGTGAAAGACCATGAGTACAGAAAACACGTCGTCCACGGAGCCCGTGCAACCGATTGTTATCTGGCGGTGCCACCCCAATGGCATTGCTCACGGTTTCGAGGAAGGCCACGCGACGAGCAAATGCGGGCTAATGACCGAGGACATGGGAGACCAAATAGATCCGCGACAGTACTATGAGTGTTGGACGTGCCGAGCTAGGGATGCATGTCGAATCTGTGATGGGAAAAAAAATCTCTACGACTACATAGAAGAATGCGACGTTGTTTGCTGGTCGTGCAAAGGTTCTGGGTTGCGTTTGGTGCCAGCGAGATGAACTGTAGGCCAGTGTGGGAACGAGCGTTGGCATAGAGAAATAGAGCGACTAACACGATGAACGACGAACAAACTAAAACCCAGGCTGACACGACCGACGCTCCAAGCGGAACGGCTGATAGTGTTCGCTGCAATGACTTGTTGTCAGGCGACAAGATCGTATGCGGTGACAACTGTGACGTAATGGGCCAACTGCCTCGCGAGTGCATCGATCTTGTAGTTACCTCGCCACCATACGACGACGCCAGAGAATACGGAGGATTTGTCTTTGACTTCGATTCGGTGCGCAGGAATTTGTGCCGCATTATAAAGGATGGAGCAATTATTGTTTGGGTAGTGTCAGACACAAGTAGGGACCACTGCGAAAGCCTGACTTCATTCAAGCAAGCCATTGCATTTGTCGACGGCGGGATGAAGTTGCTTGATACGATGATTTACCGAAAAAAGGGTGAATTTCCACGTCACGGGCATCGCGTTTATCCGCAAGTGCACGAATATATGTTTGTGTTTTCCAGAGGCAGGCCAAAGACGCTTCACCTTTTGAGGGATAAGCCGAATTCATACGCAGGGAAAAAGTATTCACCCACCCTGCGATGCAAAGACGGGAGCATGAAAAAAAGCCATAGCTTTGGTCGAATAGCTCCTGAAATGGGAGCAAGGGGAAATGTGTGGGAATATGAAGCAGGCTTCAGGCACTCGTCAACAGATACCATAGCACACAAGCATCCCGCCATATTCCCCGAGGCACTAGCCCGCGATCATATCTTGTCTTGGAGCAACCCCGGAGACATAGTCTTAGATCCATTCAACGGCAGCGGAACGACGACAAAGATGGCCAGAGAGCTTGGCCGCAAGTTTCTCGGAATCGAGATAAATGAAGAGTATTGCGAAATCGCTCGTAAACGTATCGAGCAGCAATTACTTTTCGCCTGATACGCGTACACCGGGAGTAACGCCTTTGCTTTTGACTTTCACCACAGAGACCCAGCAACCAAGTTGTTTTTGCCAACAAGTAAAAACTACGCATGGGAAAATGCCGCGTTGAATTGGACAAATGCGACTTGCTGTGTGCCATTTGTCATCGAGCAGAACACAGCGAGAGCTATTGAGGAGGATGAATATGACTGCACCAAATAAAGACAACCCCGTTTTGTGTTATGTAGACGGGCCGTGGGCCTACTTTACGACGCAGGCGCTGGAAGATGCATGGGGAGATGATTTTGACGATGCACCGTATGAACACAACGCGGGAACGCCATACGGTCCTTGCAAGCACGAAAAGTTTGAGATTATCAAGGTCGCGTGGGACGGCGACTTCGAGACGCCATCCTTCGGGCATTGCAATAGCCCGTGGAGTGTGGAACAGATTAATGCCGGGGCTGTCGCGTGGTTGCGGACAAGTCGATACAGCCCCGGGAAGCCCGTCGTAATACCGGCGGGGACAACGATGGAACGATTCTACGCGCTGATACGCAAAGGTGGTGGGACTGTGTATATGGCGAACGCTGCCGATAACCGGCCCGATGGGCCAAAGGAAAAAGTGATGCCAAACGAATCAGCATGCCGCGCATCATCCTTTCCGATGAACGCGGACTCTGCGGCGCGGTAGCGTCCGCTGAATTGCCCTTGTTGGGCAGCAACTTTCAACCGGAGGAAAAATGTACGACCACATTGAAGCTAAAGAACAACAGGCAGCGGACGCACGCAAGGCCCTCGGCTTGCCGGTTCCGCAAGGGGGCTGGGCGCTCACCCGCATGTTCGGCGTGCGCGTGCCCGTAGATCGCCCCTGGAGCGAATACCCTATCGGGACCAAGGCGCACGCCATTATGGGTGGATACTGGATTAGGGTCGCGCACGGCTGGAAGTGGTGCACAGGCTCTACCTTCCCCACCCCTGGCGGCGATGCTGTCGGTGCCTGCATTGAGCTGCCCAACGATGAGGTGAGCGGATGACAATGGAGCGAAGCGGAATTGGCAGTACGCTCGACCGTCTTGTTGTGCTGTTTGTTCGAGAGCAGAGCATCTACAAGGCGATGGGGCTTGACTGTTACGACCGCTGGCGGGATGCGCGGACGTTTGCTGGCACGGGGCCGGTGATTGCACATCCACCGTGTCGGACGTGGGGAAACTTTCGTCACCAAATACCCAAGCGGCCGGAAGAACATGCCCTTGGTCCGTGGGCGGTGAAGCAGGTGAGGCGATGCGGTGGCGTGCTGGAACACCCAAAGGGTAGCGCGTTGTTTGAGCACTGCGGGTGTGGTGCCGCTGGCGACGTTGGATTTCTCCTGACGGTGGATCAATTCCATTGGGGACACCGGGCCAAAAAACCGACGCGGCTCTACGTGGTCGGATGCGAGCCAGTGGACGTGCCGGCAATGCCGCACAGAGAAGGCGAGCCGACGCACTGCATTTCGCAAGGGCATGGCGTGCGGATTGGGCATCCGCGATTCAAGTCGCGGGTTCCGCAATGGGAGCGCGAGGCCACCCCGCCGGGGTTCGCCCGATGGCTGGTGGAACTGGCGCGCAAATGCAGTAAGCACAACATGAGAATATACGAACTTCGCGTTGACGCCGTGGACTGCTACTACTCCCTCGGCCTGTCAGCGTCCTTAGATGCGCTCAAGCAACAAGTTGAGGCAATGGACGGACCCGACGGTGGCCCAGTGCATGAATACGCACACGGAACAGAGCAGCTGGAAATCTACGCGCGAGAATTAGGAGAGCTGCAGAGCGATTGCGCTGTCCCCGGCGTGCTAGTCTGCTCTGCCAAACGCTATTCGTATGTGTCGGATGATGACAAACTCAAATGGCGCAGTAAGGTAACGGGGATACCGCCGCTCCCGTTGACCGATTTGTTAGGCGGCGGTTGGAGTATCAATCATGTTGGATAAAACTGTGAAGTGCCCGATTTGTGGGAAGCCGTACAAACTCATGGCGTTTTACGCTGGCGATCAGTCGGCGTGCCATGCGTGCGTTCGAGAAGCGGAAAGGGCCGTTGCACGTCCGACGCCCCAGGGCGATGAATTTCTCGAGCGACTGAAGGAGGCGCAGCGGCGCGGAATAATGGATTTAACGGATGGTCTGCCCGCCGAAGAGGCGATCGAGGAGATCCGCGATGCCGGAAGTTGAGCGCGTCGTCTGGGATACCAATGTCGCCGACTTCGGGAAGGGGAAAGAAACATGAAAATGGTTAACAGTCATAGAATGCGATGCCCAGAATTGTGGTTGCGTGGATACTTTGCGCGTATGAGTTGGAATGAACGCAAGAAAGCTCTTGAGGGTCGCAATTGGTGGCTTTCAGTGCAGCGCGGCGCGACACACAAGATTTATCGTAAGCGTTCGCCAGAAGTTGCAGAAAACGGGCGTACCTATTTGGGTGAGGTGTTTCGTACCTCTAATGGCTGGAAGTGGAAAGATAACGGTGGCCGCATGGGTCCAAACGCATGCTTAGGCCAAGGAGAAGGAGTTGGCTACCGTTGCAAATTAGTGTGTCTTTTGGACTTCATCCTGGCGCACCCAAAAATGAAATGCCAATTTATGGAGAAATTTGAATCTGCGAACTCTTGACCCACGGGTTAACAGGGGCATTTGGTTAACAGAAAACAGGATGTAGAAATATGAGCAGAAAGGACTTACGAAAAGCGCAGATGCAGAGTTCGGCAAGGGTTGCTCTTGGGAAGTCGCGCCCCGGATCTCATAGTCCAAGCCCGCCGAAGGGGAGATAGCACATGGCCCGCGTTTTATTGTCCATCAAGCCCGAGTATGCCGAAGCAATTCTCGATGGCGAGAAGCGATTCGAGCTGCGACGCAAGATTTTCCGAGACAGAAGTGTGACCCGCGTCGTAATTTATGCATCGAGCCCGGTCAAGCGCGTCGTAGGGGAGGTCGAGGTCAAGGGCATCATCGAGGCACACCCAGACGATCTATGGGAACGGACCCGAGACGGAGCTTGCGTAGCGCGGGATTTCTTTGACGAATACTTCAAGAACCGGGACGTGGGATACGCGATCGAAGTGGCGCATCCGAAGCGATACACGACTCCCCTTAGCCTTTCCGCATTTTGTGTGGCACGCCCACCTCAATCGTTCTGCTATCTGAGGGGCATTCAAAAACATCTTTGAGTTTTCCGCTTTGGCGATAGAATAGGTGCCCCTTAAGGCTGGAGATTGAGATGACTGTTTACGAGATGAGTGTCGCGCTTGGATCGGACGAGCCGCCTTACACACCGATCGGCATTGGCCGCAACGTCGGCTTCTTTCTCGCCGTGTTGACCTGGTGGCACGACAAGGACCGCGACGAAGACGCATGCATTCTGCATATTCCAACCAAGAAAACCGTTGGCGTGGTACGCGGCCACGATACAGCCCGAGCGGTAGCCAAGGAGATCAACAAGATCGTCCCGATGGACAAGCTTGCACTCGCAGATGACATGGAAGTCGCCAAGGCATTCCCGGGCCATTGGCGACAGTACATGGACGCCCAGTGGTATTCGCTGTGGCAGCAATACCAGTCTTACACCGAGTGGAGGGGACAGCAATGTTAGTGATTCAGCAACTGATTCTTTTAGCGGTACTATTTATTAACGGCGTGTACATGGGCGCCGTTGGTATCGAGGCGATGCAGGGATTCAGCTGGCAATACATGGCGATGTTTATCGCGTTGCTTTATTTTACGAGAGTGATTGTCTATAAAATGCTCAGCGTCGATCACCCTGCTTGATGATTATGATAATTCTTCGTTGGCAGTACCAAAGTCGAACCGCCCTTGCGCGTGCCACCGCTCAAGGCGTTTCACCGCTACGTCAACCCACCGCTCGTCAATCTCGATGCCGATGGCCTTGCGCCCGGTCTCCAGCGCGGCGATCAGCGTCGTGCCGCTCCCGCAGAACGGGTCAAGCACGGTGTCGCCCTCGTTCGTGAACTGGCACAGCACGGTGTCGCCCTCGTTCGTGAACTGGCACAGCACGGTGTCGCCCTCGTTCGTGAACTGGCACAGCAACACCTTCCACGCTTGCAACGGCTTGACGCACGGGTGCCCGTTCTTCTCCGGTGCCTCGGTCAACGTGAAACTGCATCGCTTCCCCATGTTCTTTCCGGTCAAGTTGCGGCCATAGTAAAAGATCGGTTGTGCGTCCATGTTCCCGAACGACTGCAATCCAACCGCTGCCGGTTGGTAGAAACATCCGAAGCTGTCCGGTTGCGGATACCACATCATGTTTTTGATGCCTGGCGTCAACACCACAGCCTCGCATGCCTCAATCAGTCGGCGCACCGTGGCGGCGCACACGTCGGCCACATAATCCGGCGTGTCTTGCCATTCTTCACCATATCCGCCCTTGTTGCGGGCCCGGTTGATCGTGCCGCGTGCGCCTTCAATGCCGTATGGCGGATCAGTCAGCACGGCATCGGCCTTACCGGACCACTCCCGGCAGTCGCCGTGCCACAACTGGACGTTCTCGTTTTCGTATGCGATCTTCATTCCGTGTCCTCCAAAGAACTGCCAACAACCGGGTCGAGAGTACGCGGAGTACCGCGACTCTCACCCGAAACGTTCGCCAGGTCAATCAATCTCGTCAATAAACTCGGCCACGTTGATCGCATCTGGAACCATCGCAAGCGTTCCTCCTTCTATCACGTCCACCCACGACACGTTTACACGGGGCGCAAATGTGCGAACGAACAAGTGGCCGTCTTGCTCCATCGCCCACACAGCGACGTTCAGGCGGTCCCACTCTGGATGATCGCCCTGCGGCCACAGCCGCACGTCAATCCTGTTGCGTGCCCGCTTGCGTTCCTTGTCCCAACCTGGCTTGTGGAAGCCCTTCGGTAATCCGAGGGCAATCGAATTGCCCAGCCCGATCATCGTCCCAAGAACATGACTTACGCATCGGCGCTCGTTCTGGTCGTACGTGTAAACGCCGCAGTCAGTGTCTCCCCCGCAGACGCACCCCGGGCACTGAAACTGGCGAACAAGGCGGTCAACCGGAGTGCCGGTCGGCGTCGTTTCTGAATCCATAGTCTTTCTCCGGCACCCGGTTACCTTGGTCGTTATGTGAATGAAAATCCTTCGCTCTACAGTAAGCTCCGACGAGGTAGAGAGAGCCGAAGGTTGTAGCCATTGCGCCTGCTCCAAAGAGCGACCCAGCCCATCCTCCATCCGCGCCAGCAGCGGCACCAAGGGCGATTAGAAACGCCATGCTTCCCGAGCCGGGATGGTAGCCGTAGCCCTCCAGATACCCGCAACCCTGCCAAGTCCACAGAACAAGGCGAGGGAGGCAACGCCTTCGCTCTGTCATTCCGAAACCTCACTTTCTGCGTTGGGCGAGATCACTTCGCCGTACTCGCCAATCTGGCGCATCACTTCGCGGCCTTCACTGGTCAATGCCGGGTGATCCGTTATGTATTGCAACTGAAAGCAAAACGGCTTTTCCCATTCGGCCACCAGACGCGCCAACTCATTGAAGAATACGGCTTGATTCTTGTCGCTCATCTGGGAGAATTCAAAAGCCAACTCTTGCGGCGTCGGCTCTACATGCAGGGTTACTTTTCTCTGAATCATTGTTCTCACCCCGTAGGAAGTTTTTTCAGCTATTTCTTGTTTTCGCTCCCTTCTTGAAACTCAACTTGGGCGTTATCCGCATCAGCCGCCCACTCAGTGCGCCATTTGAGTTTGTCATCATCCGACACATACGAATAGCGTTTGGCAGAGCAGACTAGCACGCCGGGGGCAGCGCAATCGCTCTGCAGCTCTCCTAATTCTCGCGCGTAGATTTCCAGCTGCTCTGTTCCGTGTGCGTATTCATGCGCCGGGCCGTCCATTGCCTCAACTTGTTGCTTGAGGGCCTCTAAGGACGCGGACAGGCCGAGGGAGTAGTAGCAGTCCACGCCGTCAACGCGAAGTTCGTATATTCTCATGTTCACCCCGATACCAACTCGCCACGGCACGCGCGGAGCCGGTCGGAATCCTCATGCTCTGTCTCGCACAGCAAAACAACGTAATCCCGACGCAGACCGCTGCCGTGATTCGCGAATCCGCCCACCATCGTCGCTCGGTCACGGGACTCGGCAACGAATCGCAACACTGTGTTGTGGGAATCGCTATCCCACACGATGTCCACGCCTCCGTTCGGGCTGCAATGAACGCTGACCCCACGAGGACACGGAAAATACGTCCCATCGCAATCATCGACGTGCTGCTCTTGGCATTCACGGCACGCATCCGTGACGGCCTCGACGATGTCGTACATATCGACACGCTCATCGCCTTCCGCGTCCCAATCGAGACGCTGAATAAAATCCTGGACGTAAGCAGGCAACATTGCTCCCGCAGTGGATGCGGCCGCACACCAGCGATGTACACCGTCCGCGATTGATAGTGATTCTTGAAACAACATGGGAGACTCCGAAGAATGGGTGAACAAAACGGTGCACCGGAGCCGCGGTCGGCGCGTTTAATTGAGGTCGAGGTCATCGGCCGCGGCCCGGTGACCTTGGACGTTAGCCAGACTACGTTTACCCATGCCGATGCTCCGCTCCGCAGTAGTCTACTGAGATCAGGGGGGGAGGGAATCGAACCCTCGAGGAACGGCCTTTCACCGTTTCGTGGTCTGCCGGTTGGCATTCGCGACTGCCACTGCCGACATTGGCCACTGCCCCTTCCTGCGCTAACAGGCTGGAACGGGCCCAACGCCCGAACCCCCCTGATCTTTATTCCTCCTGGTCCAGCACTTCCGGCGCCCAGCGCCGCTCCTCGTATGAATCTACAGCAGGTAGCGCAGCGGTCAAGCACGAAATAGGTGCGTGCGCCCAGTACGCACCTGGCCATGGATTTGACGTTCTGTACTGTCGGGAGGTTTTCTAGCGAGGGCGACTGCCAAAAATCCCAGATTCCTTTTTATGTATATGGCGGAATGGTGATGGACCATCGTGGCAGTTTGGGATCTCTTTGAATGGCCTCCTCTATTTTCCTCATTGTTGATTTTCCAACACGGACCCCTTTTTTGTAGACCTTTCTTACCAATCGGACAATGGGGTGCATTTGGCGATAGGTCATGCTTCTGGCCAGTCCGAGAGTCTTTTCGATTGAATCTAGGAGTTCGCCGCCCCAGTGTTGCTCTAAGATGCCCCATGACCTTTCTATCGGATTATATTTGCTGTGATACGGAGGGTGAAACCACGCCGGGCTACCTATTTTTAGGCTACCTATTCCAGGCTACCTATTTTATACTGTAGATCCTAGGCGAGGGCCGATGGGCCATTCTTGTAAACCCTTTCAGGCAGATGAGTTATGAGAAGCCATAAAAACTTCATTCTTATAAACCCTTATATGGCAAGGGTTTATAAGATATTTCAGAAAATGGTCATTTTCTGAAGTTGACACCGCCGATCCATGCTGTATTATGGATTAAGAAGGTTAGAGAGAGAGCGCGGGAATGAGCCCGCGCCGAACGAAACGAGTGAGAAAAAACCATGAATATTGAAAACGTAGCAAAATATATTCGCGCGAAAGCTTCAGCCGGGATGCTGAAGTACGTAATCCAAGCGGCGGAACGGCACCCGTTGCTGTACGTTATGCCATGCGCGGATGAAAGCGAGTATAGTACTGAAATAATATGCATTGAAGATGACGATGGAGACGAGTTTTATTTTTACGCTTTGTACGATGAATATGCCATGCGCGGAGCGCGTATCCGCGCTCCGAAGGAGGTGGGATATTATGTACATGTGCTGAATGATGGCTGGCGTGATGATTTCATGGACATCGGTGGCCACATCTGTGCTACCGATATTGGCGCGGCGCAGTTTGTGCGCGCCAAAAAGCTAGCCGTTGTCCTGAAAGGCGTACCTGAGTACGCCTATGATTACGATTGCCATAGTTTTTTGTATAAAAATACGCGCTACGCCGGAACGCGCGTAGGGAACCAATCCAGACCCGAATATTGGATCGCTCCAGCCAGCTGCGAACTAGTCGCCATTGCTGGAGATGATGGGTTAGCCCGCAAGATGCGCGTTGCATCGTGGGATTTTGGAGCGATCGAAGGGAAAGCGCGGGAATGAGCCCGGCGCCAAGAGCAGAGGGAGAAAACCATGGAACTGAAAATACGAGGTGTTCGAAGTATCCGCCGGGCCCTTGAGGCCGGGCATTCGGCCTCAGAGATCCTGGCCGCCGCCCGAGAGAGAGGCACCTGGACCGAAGGCGAGATCGTAGAGGCATTCCAGGACTGTGGAATACCGGCAGACTTTCAGGATCGAAAATGTGTCCTGCTGGATGCCGGCGCGGGAATGAGCCCGCGCCGAACGAAACGAGGGAGAAAACCATGAAAATAAAGATAACACAGGTGCGCGGGAAAGACGGTAGGACGCTCTGCCTGCGAACGTGCGAAACATTCACGCTGGCTTTTCTGGATTCAGAGGGAGACGTTGTCCAAAGCACTCCCAAAGAATTGGCGGAAGCACTCGATCTGGGAGAGCTAGCCCGCATAGAGCGGGATGGGGATGCGAATGAAAGTGAGAAGGCTGCGGAAGCACTGCGCTACGCTATGGCCGTAAGTTCCGGCTCGCTGTGATCCCGCAGCGTATGCGCACAGTCCAGGGATAAGCCGCGCCCCACGCTTATAAATGGGGCATTGAGAGAGAGCGCGCCCAATCGGGGCGCGCAAGGGAGACAGACATGAAACCAGGTGACTACATCTACATCAAGATCTACGGCGAGTCGGTCGAGCGCTGCCGGATCCTCGAGCATCACGGCATGGGCACAATCGACGTCGAGCGATTAGAGGACGGAAAATGCTTCCGCGTTAGCGGGCTGCCATTAACCATGAACGCAGGAAAGGCGCGGGAATGAGCCCGCGCCAGAGAGAGGAGACAACCATGAGCACCACGACCACCACCACGACCCCGAAAATATCGCGCCTCCGCCTCGGATCCGCCGACGCTGGGCGCTGCGATCCGCCCGGCGGATTCCAGTCGTCGATCACCTGCGAGATCGACGTCTGCCGGCGCGGTCGTCCGTACCGCGCCGAACTAGCGGCGCAGTACGGAGGAAATCAGGGGTACTTTCAAATCGATTACTCGCACGGCCCTTGGGTCGCGCGAGGCGACACGCCGCGCGAGGCCGCCCTGGCCGCCCTGGCCGTCGTCCCCGAGGAGCACGCCGACGACCTCGCGGCGGCCGTCGAAGAGGCCCTCGCCGGGATGCCCGAGTCCGTCGAGTGGGCGGACGTGGCCCTCGCGGAGGCCGCCCGCATTCGCGGTCTGATCGACCACGGGGACGGCGGTCGATCGTCCGTCCGCGCCGGCGGGCAGGTCGTCGCGTGGCTCGACGACCCCGACGACCGGCGGGACCTCCGCATTCGGCTCGAACGTCAGCTCAGGCGGTCGGCCGGTCCGTCCGATCCGCATCTGGCGTCCGTGTCGGACGCCCAGCTCATAGAGGAGGCTCGCCGCCGAGGGATTGACAGGGCGATGGACGACGCCCGTTGAGCGGCGTCTTGGAATCGCGTCCGCGAGAGAGAGGAGAAAACCATGAAAATAGAAGTCACAGGCCCTCGGGATGTGGCCATCACGATCAGAGACGTAGACGTAGATTCCCTGTCTGTGGACATCGACGATCTGCGGCAGGGGTTGCGCGAGGCCATCGAGGATGACGATGAGACCGACGCCCGCGACCTCGCGCAGACTGCGGAGGCCTGCGAGGAGGCCATAGAGTGGCTCCGCCGGCTGATCGCTGCCGGCGCGGACGTCGACGCGCGCGACGCCGGCGGCCAAACGCTGCTCCACTGGGCGGCGGAGGAGGGCCACGCCAAGATCGTCCGCCAGCTGATCGATGCCGGCGCGGTCGTCGACGCCCGCGCCGAGGACGACTCCCGCACGCCGCTGCATCTGGCGGCGAAGACGGGCCGCACCGAGATCGTGCGCATCCTCCTGGATGTCCTCGCCTCGGTCGACGCCCGCACCGCCGCCGGCGCCCGCACGCCGCTGCACCTGGCGGCTATGTTTGGCCACGCCGAGATCGTCCGCCGGCTGCTGGATGCCGGCGCGGAGGTCGACGCCCGCGACGCCGGCGGCCGCACGCCGCTGGAGCTGGCGCGCCGTTGCGGCTACACCGAGATCGCCGGCATCCTGCTGGATGAAGGCGCCGAGGCCTGACCCCGGCAAGGTCGACTCCAGCCCCAGGCGCGCGTGATGGCGCGCAGGGGCTCGAGGCATTGAGAGCGGCGCGGGAATGAGCCCGGCGCCGAGAGCAGAGGGAGACAGACATGCGATACAAGCATGAGGCATTGAGAGACATTATTAAGTCATTGCCCCGCCACATAGATATCTATGTGGCAGTGGAGAACGCCTCCACGCTGGCGAGACTCGAGACCGAGGCAGCAGTAAACCTGCTGCAGAACGAGCCGCCGGCGTGGAGGCTCGTCATCCGAGACAACGGAGACGACGCGCATGTCATTATTGCGTGCGACGCTGACGAGGCTGGAGTCGACCTTGCCGAGGCCTGACCCCGGCAAGGTCGACTCCAGCCCCTGGCGCGCGTGACGGCGCGCAGGGGCTCGGGGCAGTGAGAGAGCGCGGGAATGAGCCCGCGCCGAACGAGAGGAGAAAATCATGAACAGATCCCGCATATGGGCCCTCGGGGCACCCGACCCCGAAATGGAGGCGATCGAGCGCATCCTCCGGGCGGCCGACGAGGCCGTCCTCTACGCGACGGCTGACGGTCGCCGCGTGCACCCCGGGTCCGCCTACCGGGCCGATGGTGTGATCGGTGCCGATGGCGCCGTGTACACACCGCTGCCTGGCGGCGTGGACCCGCACTCGATCCGGTGGGTCGAGTGCGAGATCCCGGGATTGCCCCGTGATCATGTCATCGACCACCACCGCCCCGGCGACACCGGCTACGGTCGGCCGCCGGCGGAGTTTTTGCCGGCATCGTCGATCGGACAATTGATAGCGGAGCTAGCGCGACTGGCTTTTGCAGCCTCTTCTTACCGCATCCTCGACTGGGATCATGTCTCCGCCGGCAGCCATGACGGGGAGTACTCCGCTCATGTCGTTTCAGAACAGCGCCGCGAACTCTGCACCGTTCCCAGCGAAATCGAAGATGGCATACATCCAGGGGCATATGTCCGGGTGCGGGACGTGGGGTGGCTCGTCGGAACCTACACTGCCGGCCACGAGTGTGGCGGCTGCTGGGACTATGCCATCGTGCCGCACGATCTCGTTCTCGCCGCCGCCGCGGATCACTGCCTCGGCGCCGCCTACCGGGGCGAGTGCCCGGGCGTGGAACCGGACGATCTGATGGAATGGCGCGCAGAGAGTCGCGCCAAGTACCAGGGTCGCCAGGTGGCGGATGTGTTGGCGGACATCCGCTACGCGCAGCAGGAGTTGCGCACAGCAAAAAAGCTCACTATAGGCGGGTGGACGCTGCACGAGGTCCGCGACATGCGGCGAGATAAGCCTATCCCAGAATTACCCGAGGCCGCTACGCGGCTTGGCCTTGGGTACATTGCTGGCCCGATCCCGGCCCCGGACGGCCGTGAGAAATACACCTGCTCGGGAACATTCGAACAGGTGAAATTATTCATGGAGTTGTGGGCGCCGGCCAACGGGCTCGTGGGAATCTACGGCGATCCCGTCCGCGGGTTCGCCGGCGGGTACGCCGAGGAGTAACATATCCTGCCGTAGCCGCGCATCTCCCCCTCACGGCGCGGCTACGGCCTCATCAGGGCCAGCCCCATCCCTGGGATACATGGGGGCACCTATCTCCAGCCCCTGGCGCGCGTGAAGTCGCGCTGGGGCTCGGAGCGATGGCGCGCAAGGAAACCCTACCTCCACGCGGTGCGCGCTGGGCGGCTGCAATGGGCAGCTGGCGGACAGGGACACACACATGCCGGACAACCCGGCAAAGGAGGAGACATCATGAAGATGCTATTTAAAGTAAACCAGGAAGAGGCGTTGCGCTTGGGCATCGACGCCCCCTCTAGCACGGTTTTGTTAGACGTGGACCCAACGAATCTCACCCAGAGTCAGCGCGATCTGCTGGCTCGTTGCTTGTGGGATGGCCACGACTGCACGAGGCCATTCTGGACGGACTCCGGCCACTCCTTTCGTATCATGCTCACGGAGCCCTCGGTGGAGGGCCTCACGCTCGAACTGGAGCGCATCGAGCGCGAGGAGCAGGCCAGAGTGGAGGCCCGCAAAGAGGATGCCACCGCGCGCATTCGCGCGGCGCTAACTACGCGCCGCGAGCGCGAAATTGTGCAGCTAGACAAGAATGGGGGGGGTACGAGCTACCCCCGTGACGCCGTGGTGTCGACCACGGTCGAGGTCCCTATGATTTCGTCGGATTTGGATGGCCACCTACAGTATGTGGATGGCGATCTGCGCGCACAATATGAGGCTCGCAAGGCTGAGGCCATAGCCGAGCGCGAAAGAATACTAGATGCGGCACGAGAGCGGTTGTTGCCGGAGCTTCGCGCTAAGCTCGCAGAGCGCGCCGAGGCCGCGCGCGCGCAAAAGGACGCCTACGATCAGCTGTATCAGCAGCTACCGGAGGTGCTCCGGCAGCGCGATGCAGCCGGGTTCGCGCCGGCTTCGGAAATCGAGGGCAAATTGAAGGCGCTGCTCTGTGAGAGATTGCCCGAAGGCTGGGAGCGCGTCTATAAATGGGAGGCGGGGGCGGCAGAGTCACTGACAGACAGGCAATATAAGTGCTTGTCTGGGATCCGGGAATCGATTGCGGCCCTAAACCTGGAAGGAGACGTGGATGTGGAGCCTGTCTCGTGGGCCTATCACAGGCCGGCTGAAGACACCGACGACCCCGAAGACATCGACCACGACGACGAGGTGTACGTGAACAACGGCACCTACGCGAAGCTGGTATGGCATCATCCGTCCGGCGTGTCCCTCACGGCTCGCTGGGATTTGTAGGAGCCCCACAGGGTGCGCTCGAATAATCTAGGACATCGCCAGGGCTGTTGCATTTCAAGATGTCCCAGGCTGGCTAATCAGCCTGTTTGGAGCGCCGTTGCCCCGTGGCGCGACACCAACGGGGCACCAATAAGAGCGCGGGAATGGAAGGCGTTGACATGGACGATCCCGTGGCCGTCGTTGCCGCGTGCGTTCCTCACCTGTTGCCAATTAATTGTTAGCTGTGGAGGCTAGAGAGATGGACAGATTTAGGGCTAGTTTTATTCCCGCGCTAGGCGCAATTCGTAGATGGTGAGTGGGTAGAAGTGGAAGAAGACAGCTAACGATCAAGCTCAGTTTCGCGAGGAACGAGCGTAAACTGGAGCGCCTTGTTGGGCGCTCCGCAAAACGGGAGAACGACAATGGAAGCATTCGAGATGCAACTCAGTCAGTATGATTTCATCGTAGATACAAACGCGCGCAGCGCCCGCGAGCAATGCCCAGTCGCGGCGCGCTACACGGCGCGAATTCTATCCGAGTCATGGGATGAACCCTTCGAGGTTCGCGACTCGGATAGTGGATACTGGGTTGTGCCCTTGTCGTGGCGACGCAAGCGCGCCCACGTCGTGGGTTTTGGATGGCTACCGATGCTCACTGTGATGGCATTCGGCGCTCTAGTTGAGTTGAGTAAACTACTGTAAAGAGGAGGAAGGCAGATGGCAAAGCGAAAGAGAAAAACACCCGTAAGGTCAGTAAGCGGCGAGACGATCAGGCTACTTGGGCAGCATTTAGTCTCGCTTTTAAAGGGCAATCCGGAATACCGGAAGCACCTGAAGTACAGCGACAAGGGCGTAAGCAAAATGCGCGACTTCGCGATCTGTAAATACCTTGGGCGAATCGAACAGGAATGGGGATGCACGGCGGACATGGCCGTCGACGCGCTGGGCGAGACTATACTCGGCAAGACGATGTATGCCTGCATTGTCGGTAACGGCAAGCACTACCTGAAGGGCGAGCGGCAGAGCCTTGCGAAGCTCCGCAAGAAGCTTTGCGGAAACCTGGATTGTGGCTGGTCGATCGTCCCGTGCCGATTCAAGCCGGTCGAGCTACTTAAGGACTCCTACTGGGCTGCCGCTGGGCGGTAGGAGATGCCTGATGTCCCAGGCTGGCTAATCAGCCTGTTTGGAGCGCCGTTGCCCGTGGCGCGACACCAACGGGGCACCAATAAGAGCCATAGAATGGGAGACCAGACATGAAAGTCATCGTGGAAATCTGCAATGAGGTAAATTCTGGCCGACGCGAGGGCTGGACGAAGTTGGTCACAAACGTGCGAGAAGAATTATCCGATGGATACGCGTTTGAAGGCCTATTTTTGGAGGAAGGGGAAAATGAAATTAAAGCAGGGTCGATCCTTGTCCAAAAGAACCCTGAAGGGTCCGTAAAGAATGCATGGTATTCCGGACGATTTGGTCGCGTGCAGCCAGACGGCACGACATCTTGGGAAGAGGACGCGTACGACTGGAAAAAAAGCTTCATCTCATTTCGGAATGCCGTCGCGGCTGCCCTCAAGTCTTCCGACGAGATTAATCCGCTTGAGGGCTTCAAAACCGAAGTATTGGTGGAAGAACTAAAGCGACGCGGATTTATGAACATCTCCATGATTGTACTTTTGGTATTGGCCATCTCTATTTTTCCTACTCAAGCGCAAACGGTTGCAGTCATTGACTCCGGGGCATCCGACGTTGCCGAGAAGTTCATCGAGGCCAAGTATTCCGTTGTTGGGGGAACCGAGGACCTCCACGGGCACGCCACCGGGATAATCACCAACATGCAGGTTCCGGTCGTATCCTATCGCGCGTATAAGCGTCGCGCCCATGCGCGAGATCTGATCGCGGCGCTCTCGATGGTTAGAGATCATGTAGAGAGGCACGATATACGAGTGGCTCTCATTACCGTGTCAGCGGGGAACTGGGACTACCCGCTAAGCAGCAGAGATTTCGAGGATCGCGTTCGGGCGCTCGAACAATTAGATGTGCCAGTGGTCATATCATGCGGAAACAACCATGGCCCTGAATCGGCGCTCGGAATTGGGTGGCCCGCTACAACTCCAGGTGTTTTAGCGGTATCCGCGGTGTACGGGGCTTCGCAACCCAAGCTCACCTATTTCACCGGCGCTAAACTTGCCCACGCCGTGGTCGATCAGATCTGCCCTTTTGCACAACGACATCCGGACCTGACCACACTCATGGCAGTTGGCGCGCCGTATGTGGGGCTGCGGCTCGATGGAACGCCCTCTAGTCGTCACGGCACAACCGGTGCTGCTGCCTCAGTCGCCAAGGCGATCTATCAGCTCTCCCTGGAGTTTGGTAGACGTTCGCGCGATGAATGGGCCAGCATTTTGAAGAGATCCGGATACCCAGTATACGATGGAGACGACGAAGCCGATAACGTGACGCACTCAGAGCATACCTACAGGCGTCTATCTTTGGAGGGCGCGCGATGGATGTTACGTGCTGAGTCGAGCGAGACCTTCGGCGGATTGCTTCAGGTAAGTAAAGTATACCTGCGCATCCCTGATGCCTGGTGGCATAGGCCGTATATCGGCATCCTCCTGACCATCAAGGCCCAGCCATTTAATGGTATGCGCGCAATGATCGGGGAGGAATTGATAGATTTCGGAGAATCCAGGCGAACAAGATTTTCGGTATTATCAGCCAGGCGCTCCAGGGATGGGGTAAATATCTTGATCAAGAGCCGGATTTCGTCCCTCAGGAAGCTCACCGCCTACAGTAAGATTCCGGTAGCAGTCGAGTTAAATGGGAGATACTGGCGTAGCGAAGTAGCCCTGGAGAAATTGGTTACTCGTTGGGGCTCCATTCACCATTTCGGATATTGAGATACATCGAGAGGAGAAAGGCATGAATCGGCCTATTTGCCACCACTTCGCGTATCGCGTCGCGCGGCAGGACGCGATGCAAGAGCAGGCCTTAGCGATTTGGTTACACGGCGCTGGGCGCGCGGCGCGTCGCGCGCTCACCTCTCAGCTAGACCTGCTGCTGCGGGATCTCGGCTGGGTACGTATCCGCACCCAACAAGGGCGCAGGTGGCTGCGCGAATTCCGCGCTCTCTCGCTTCTAGAGTGTGGTGTCGATCCGTACGACACGGCGCTCGCCGTAGCTGATGGGTACAGACACACACGAGGCCGCCGCAAGCGCGAGGCGGCGATGAAGATGACCCCAGAGGCGCGGCGCGCTCGCGCACAAAAAGCGGCTGCCGCAAGCGCGGCGGCCAGAAAGAGGAGACAAAGATGAAACCGTGTACAATCATCACTGTAACACTCGACCGTGATTTTCGCGAAGCTCTTCTGCTGTTCCAACACCCTGACCGCGTGGCACTCGCTCCCACTGTCTGGTGCGACCGATTTTCGCTGCGCCAAGTATCCCAAAAGCGGGGGAAGTATGACGGAGCTGAGCGCATTCGCCTTCTTTTCCGTCGGCGTCCGAAGGCGTGGACGTATCTCCCTTGCGCATCTCTGCGCAAGCGCGACCTAGAAAACGCCGTAGCGCTGTCGCTCGTCGGCGTGGACGACGCGGTCCTGTGGGCGGCTGAGTTCCGAGCAGACTGGTCGGTAGCCGATAAACCGCACGTAGCACGCAACACGGTTTTTGGACACGCTATTCGGCACTTCCCGCGCGAGATCGCGGAGGATGGGGAGATCATCCGCGAGGCAACGGAAGAGGTTCAGGCAGCGCTGGACGCGGGCGGGCACTACATGCCAGACGCCCGAAAGCTCGCCGACATCGCGCTGGCCCGCATGGCGCACGACTACGGCTGGCGAAAGTGCCCGGCTCGCGTCCAGCGACGCAAGGGGTGTTCTCTTTGGGTCAAAGAAGACGGTTAGATCCCCTGCCGCCGCGTATCTCCCCCTCACGACGCGGCGGTAGGCTCATCAGGGCTGGCCCCCTCCCTGGGATACATGGGGGCACTATCTCCAGCCTCATGGCTGCGAGCGAAGCCACAACCAAAAGGAGAAGATCGAGATCATGAGCATTAAAGTCCCTTTTAAGGAGTTCCTGTACGTTACAAAAAAGGTGATGCCATTCACATCTAAACCCGATACCTCTCACTACTGTACATCTAACGTCCATGTGTACGGGGATAGGGCATATGCTACCGATGGCGTTCGAGCAGTTTCTTTCAAGGCTAATTTTGATGTTCCGGGCAGCCTGGATGTCTTGGTTAACAGAAAAACCCGTGACCGTCTTGGACAAATGTATCGGCAGGACGTGCTTCACATCAGAAATATAGATATCGATACAAATCAATTCTACACGCTACTACGCGATGATATTTTCGAGTCTGTATGCTACAAGGGTACTGGCGCGCGTATTCCACCAATACGAAAGGTGCTCTGCGCGCACAAGATGCACAGGGAGATAAAAAATATCCATTTAGAAGGAATTCTGGATATGTTCAAACCGAAGGAAATAGAGGATAAAATCGTAACGCTGGGATTCACCAAAAAATCTATGTCGATATCGGAAATGAAGGACCTGGAGGATAATCCGGCTCCAGGCGAAGTTAACGTAAACGGGAATTTCCTGATAGATGCACTAAAGGTTATCAAGGCTGCCGTGGGTTATCGGAATGGAAGAAAGCCTGAAGGGTATATCACAGTCTACGCTCCACCGCAAAAAGTAGGATCGACCAAGCGCAATATTCCCCTTGTGATTCATGCCCCAAATGTGAATATCGCAATTTGCCGCATGCTAGCCTGCGCCGAACCGAAAGGAACAAGAACATGAGAATCGACACAGAGGAGCAAGACCATGAGTAACACTATTAACATTGGCAACGACAGGTTTCAGTTGTTGCATTTCGAGAGCACCTCGCAATGGGTGCATTGGGCCAAAGCGTGTGAGATTGAAGGTGTTGGAGCCATCGTCCAGGTGGCGACGCAGCAGGTAAAGGGACAGTTTACGCAATCTGTAGTATTCGTCCCCGGAGTCAGGGTCGTGCCCGATGATGCCGGGGGGAGGAAGTTGGTCAGGCTTCCTCCCGTTTCTGTAAATTTGGACGCCGCAAGCGCGTCCAGAAAGAGGAGAAAACCATGAGTTGTTACAAGCAACGTCTTGCGTTTCTTAGGGCCAAGCTGCGACACGCTGCTGGCGTATACGAGCAATCGCCCGACAGCGAGAATCGCGTTTCGCTATTGCTCACATACAGCCAGCTACAGGGTTTTTTGGAGGCACTGGTTTTGTCGGGAGTAATGGACGAGACCAAGTACCTTGAAGAGGTCTCAGCCATTGAGGCAATGTTTTAAAGAGGAGAAAGACATGCAAAGATCTAGGAATAGGAAAATCTTCCAATACGATTTTCCAGTCAATGCGATTCGCGCACTAGCTGCGACTTCCGCAATTCTTAGCGACAATATCTGTATTCTCATGCCGAAAGGTGCCGAGGTCCTTCATTTCGCGTGCCGAGAGGATCGGCCTTGCATCTGGGCGATTGGCAATCCAGATCACGAACTGGTTCCATGTTACTTCAGGTTTTTTGAGGCAGGGGACTTTTTGCCTGATAAGATTGGCGCTCATGTCGGTTCATTTCACGTGGGGCAACGCTTTTATCACTTATTCTATTCGGAGAAAACCATGCAAATCGAGAACTGGATAGCCCGTGCTGCACAAGCCGGTGCCTGCAAGGACGCTATCAGATGGTTGCGGGCGAACCCGCGGGCGGTCGAGGACATCATCGCAATCGATAGGTACGTGCCCTGGGCGCTCGGCGCTCTGGACGAGGAAGCCACACGTATCCTGCTCGATGCCGGCGCGAAGGTCAACGCGCGGGATGCTGAGGAGTGCACGCCGCTGCATTGGGCAGCAGAGTACGGCCATTCTTCAATCGCGCGCATCCTGCTGCAACATGGCGCGGATGTTGACGCCCGCGACCATAGGCAGCGTACGTCGCTGCATCGGGCAGCGAAGCG